CATAAGCCAACATAATGTCAATAGCCTTGTCAAAATCTTTAAGCTCAAGCTGCTCCTGAGCGTAAGAGAAAGATTTCATTTCTGCAATAGGTTCAATCTTCTCTTTTCCGCAGGCATCAATCATTTCTTTTGTGTCTTCATAAAAGTGAAAAGAGTTCGCAATATGATAGTACTGTCCGAGAGGCAAGCCACAAATCTGAGCAACGATCTGCTGAAGGAATGTAAACTCTGCAACGTTGATTACAGACATTCCGTGCAAAATATCATTGCTGCGCATCTGTACGTAGCAGTTAAGTTTTCCTTCTGAGTCACACATAAACTGAACAGAGCGTGTACAAGGAGTGTCTTTTGTCTTAAGCAGGTCTCCGTTTAAATCAAAGTCGTCTTTATTTGGATCGTGAATAGTGATAACTGCCTGACGAGTAAACTTGTCTTTTTTAAGCTGCTCAATGCAGAAACGAAGCTGGTCTGTATAGCCTACTCCTCTGCTTAAGTAAGCAGTTCTTTCCTGATGGCGAACATAGTACTGAGCCTTTGTTTCATTGTAAAAACGAATACGAGGTCCATAACCTGCTCTGTAAGATTTTCCGTTATCCGCATAATTGTAAATTGCTTTTGCATAGTGACCAGGAAGTTCATCCAAGTCATTCATACCAGAAGCAATCCAGAGACTCTCAGCTACTGTAAGAGCGATGTTCTGCTTACGGCTTTTCATAGTGCAAAAACGAGCAAGCGGATTTTTAAGAGTAAGTACAACTGGAGTAGGATATTGTACACATTTACATCTCTGCCAAGCAGGTGTCATATCTACTCCGTTTTTCTTTAAGGCTTGAATTCCCCTCTGAAGCATTTCATCAACTGACTCACAAGGGTCATAAATAGATTGGTTCATTTTATCCTCCAACTTAGTTAACAAAATAAAAAGGTGAGACATTTCTGCCTCACCTTTTATAATTCCGGAAAGAATTGTTTCAGCTACTGATTAGAAGTAGATTCCGTTTCTGCGGAGGAATGCTTCAGTTTTCTTCTTGTCATCCTCTCCCTTGCCTTTATCATCTTCTTCAGAGCCTTTTCCAGCGTCGTCGCCTTTGTTGTCACCCTTATTTTCAGGGTCGTCTTTTTTGTCATCTGCTTCTTTTTTAGCAGCTTCACGACGAGCCTTAGCTTCGAGGTAACGCTTCTGAGCCAAGAACATTTCTTTCTTAGCCTTCTTTTCTTCTTCGGTCTCTTCTTCAGCCTTGTTGCCAGCATCATCCTGAGGTTCAGCTGTCTTGTCTTCTGTTTCTTTTTTAGCTACTGTTTTTTCACAAACAGGCTTCATAGAAACAATCTGAACAATGTCATGAGCTTCAAGAACGATATCTGTTCCAGGAATACGCCAGTCTTTTGCAACTTCAAGCAGCAAAGAACGACCCACAAGAGCACACTTCTTAAGTCCTTCAGACTTTTTGAAAGTAAGTTTACCCTGAATATTCTTAGATTCAACAAGTGAGCGGAAAGCTCTCTTGAATACAGATTCTGTGAATTTTGGAGTGTTTTCGTTCATAGCATGACCAATTACGAAAATCTGATCACCCTTAGAAACTACAACACTGCGATCTTCCGGAAGACGGAAAGATTCTGCAACTACGATAGGCTCAGGTTCTGTACCGTTGATTTCAGATTCTGTTGCGTAAACATCAGGTTCATCTTCTTCAACCTGTACAATAGGCTCTGTCATAGGGAGTTCTACGTCTGGAACAGCTCCGAGTTCAGGGTCTTCTACATCGATGTCGATTACCTCTGGCTCAATTACTCCAGCTCCATCTACTTCTGCATCAGCTGTGTCAAGTTCATCGTACTCTTCGAACTCAGGCATTTCATCAACAGAATCAAAAGAAATTACATCATCATCTTCCTGAACAGGATTAGATGTAAAATCGTCAATTACATTGCCATTTGCATCGTAGGCAACATCGTCTTCATGCATAATAGCGTCGTCGTTTTCAGCAACTGACTGAGGAATTGTAGGAGTCTTAAGCGGAGTTGTTTCCGGATTTCCTACAAGCTGACCTGAAAGTTCTCCAGCTGCTTCATACTCATTGAGAGGGTCATCAGCTCCACCTAAAGAAAATCCAGGATTAGGATCTCCATTAGCCATAGCTGCAGCTGTGTCTGCTGCTAAAGTAGCATCAGGATTAGGTCCTGGATTTGTTGCATCACCTACTGAAAAGTCAGGTGTACCATAGCCTGCTGGAACCTGATTAGTTCCTAAGCCGTTTTCTTCAGTATATTTTTTCATACTACTGTTTATACCGTGGTGTGAAATTAAAAGCCAGTTTTCTGGCATCCACAGTACTCCTTAAATAAAATAGGGACTTCTTATTCAGAAGCCCCTTAATCTTAATTAAGTCAAACCGTAGCCCCAAGTAGGAGATTCACATTCAAGCGGAGGTTTAGTAAACTTTACATGATAGCTATCATCGTGCATTCTGCGGAAAGTGTCTGTAAAGTCTGCGAAGTTCGGAATTCCATCAATTACCCTGTCAAACAAATATTTCTTGTTATCTGCCCAAACTTCCTTCAAAGGCAATTCTCCCATGCTCTCAAAATATTCAAGAGAATTGACCAAGATTTTCTTTTCAGGATTATTATCCCCTACAAAAATAGAAGTAGTATTTCTTAACTTTTTCCAAGTCTTTCCTTCTTTAGAAAAAGTCTCAGGAATTGGGTCATTTAGAGTAATCCCTAAGTCTGATAAAGAAAAACTTTTTACAGGGAATTTGTCTCCCTCTTTTTCTGTACATCCATAATCATATAAAAGCATATAAATTTTCCTATGAAAGTCTTTTTAGCAAGCTCTGCTTAATGTTATCTGCAACTCCTTTTTCATCACAGAATTCTTTAAATAGTTCAAGCAAGTCTGTATCAGAAACGTCCAAGTCTTCTCGCTCAGCTTCATCGTCATCTGCAAGGAGTCTTTCTTCTGCCACAATTTCTCCTACGTAGATTTTAGGATTTTCTGAGCCTTCGAACTTCTTAATATACTCAGCTCTGACAAAGTCCTCATCATCGTGTCCATAAATGTCTACGATCAAAGAAGTTTCCGGCTTTTTATGAACAGGGTTTTTAAAGTAGTCTTCAAGTGAAGCCCCGTACTCTATTTTTGCGTAGTTGAGAAATAAAGGAAGTTCAATTTCATCGAACTTAGAAAAATCTGAAGTATTAAACTTGCGCATAATACATTTTTTGTCTACTTCATCTCTACGAGTTACAGCAGCAGACTCTAACTGATTTTTAGAAACAGTTTTATGAATATGTCCGTTAGACTTCATACACTTAAACCAAGAAAGATCTGCATCCTGTAAAAGCTGCCCGCAAGTTTCATCTCCTAAGTGAGCAGAGATAAATTCAATTTTACTTTCTACTTCGTCCCAGTTAGAAAAGTACTGCTGATAAAATTCTTTTTTACCATAAGTTTCTCTTCCGTAGTAGTAAGGAAGATGCTTAATTTTCATATGAGGTAGAAAAAGTGTAAAGCCTTTCTGTTCTGGGAATTGAGCAAGCTCTGGCTCGTAGACAATACGAATTTTGGGAGACAATTCTTCCAAAATAGAAAGAGCAGAACCTGTATCTACTTTAAAGTCGTGATTTCCCTGAAGAATCCAAATCTGTTCGCAGTTAGGCAATGAAGCAAGGGACAAGAAGAACTTAGCTACTTCTCCGTTTACTCTTCCTGTTTCTTTTGAAACGTGGTATCTGTCTCCAGAATCAAGATATACAAAAGGCTCTGTTTGTTTTTCAAAGAATTTTAAGAGCCAAGTGTCTAAGGCTTTTCCAGCTTGAAAGAATGGCTCTTCATCTTTTAAGTGATGATCTGTTGTCTGAAAGAGATTCATTTTATCCTCCGCTTTTTATAATTCCTCTTAAAAATAAAAAAGCGACCCTTTATTAGAGTCGCTTTTCTGCAGCCATCTTAGCCAACTTATTCTTCGATAGTATAAGCAGCTTCAAGTACTTCAGAGTTTGTCATTCCTTCTTTAATAGCAATAGCCTTGATAGTTACTGCTTCAGAAACAACGATTGCTTCTGTATACTTGGTAGAATCTGCAGATGGGTCTGTTCCGTCTACTGTATAAAAGATTTCGGCATCTTCTGTTTCACAAGTAAGAGCAACTTCTGTGTTAGCTGCTACTTCACCTGCTGCAGGAGTAGCAACCGGAGTAGCGACAGTTTCAGGAGTAGGAGGTGTAGGCTCATCACCTGCTGTCCATTTTGCATAAAGTGTTGCATTTCCTGTAACTGTAGTAGTTGCTGCTACCCATTCGTCAGTGCATTCACGATCTTTGAACCAACCACCAAAAGTGAATCCTTCAGCAGTAAGTGTAGGAAGTTCAATCTTGTCTCCTGCAAGAAGATTTCTTACAGGCTGAGGAACTGTACCATGTTCCATACGGTCAAAAAGAATAGTAAATCCTCCGTGAGGTTTTACAGCTGCTCCTGAAACTGCAAGAACTAAAGTTCCGTTCTTTACAGCCTGCTCAAAAGAGGGATGTCTGGTAGTTTTTACTACGGATGCTTCAGGCTTAAAACAAACATCTCCTACCCATACGATATCCTTCTTAGAAGGATTTGTGTAAGTAAAAGTCATATACTTTCCTCCAAATTATTTAAAATCCTTAGAGTTCTTCTTCGGATTTAGTTTCTTCTTTAGGCTCCGCTAACTGCTGAGCATTAGATTCTTGGATGACTCTTAAAGTATGCATAGTCTTTTCAATGGCTTGCAAATCTTGAGAAGTATATCCGGCAAAGGCTTTAGCTACATCACTTGAATCGTCTGCAGGTCTTACAATCTCTGTAAGAGCAGAAGTTCCATTTGCTGTAGGACGGAACATAGAGATGATAGAATCTGCTGAGTCATTAGAACCATTGTCAAGTCTAGCCAAAACTTGCATAAGCTGATCGAACTCAAGCTCCCCTCCTTGAATTTTACTTTCAAGTTGATTGTAAACAAGTTCTTTTACAGCTTCAGAGCGTTTGATAGCAGCTATCTTAGTTTTAAAGAAACTGAGAACTTCTTTTTTAAGTTCTTCCATAGGGTCTTCATTCTGAATTTTAGTTACCTGCCCCTGAAGAGTAGGATTGTCTATCCTTTTCAACAGTTGAGCAGCTTGGTTCTTAGTATCCTCACTCATAATCATTTTCTCCTTGAGATTCAAAAGGGTGTATATAAGGTTCAACTTTTAGCTTTCCAAAAGCCTTTAATTCCGAGTACTGATTAGGATTTTTAGCTCGAACATAAATAGTTTCTCCATCGTTACCCAACCAAATTAAATCATGTCCTTTTAGTTCATCAGAATCCACAGAATAAGAGGGATCAAAACTGGAGAAGTAGCTACCTTCTAACCACTCGTCTCCAGCATACTTCTTGTCTAAGCCAAAAAATTTCCAGCAAACTTCCGCCCCATCATCTCTTGTAAATGGCTTAATACGTTTTCCGTTTTTATAAATTCCTTGAATTTCTTTTTCAATTTCCAAAGGATTTTTAATTAAAGAAAAAACAGAGTCTTTTATTTGTGGATACTTCTTAAGAAATCTAAAATACTCCATTTTACCTATAAATTTTCCATAGTCAAAATCTTTTCTTAAAGGCTTAATCTCGAGAATGTATTTTCCTATATCTTGAATTTGTCCTTCAACTCGCTCTTCTGCTTCAAATCGTTTTCCATTTACATAAGAATCCTGAGAAGCAAAAGGAGTTATTTTGTATCGTGAAGACAGCTTATTTCCATCTATTACAAGTTGGATAACAAAATATTTCTCAGTACCTGATACGTAAGTATAACGTGAATCTCTTGTAAAAGAGATAGAAGAGTCTTTGTACTTTCCGAGCTTATTAGAATGAAGAATCCCATTAAATCCATCTATATCTGTTACATGGTAGAGAATTCCTACTTGTTTTGCTTCATTTAGAATTACCATCGGCTTTCTCCATAAAGAAATTTTTCAGCTCCTGTCTCATAGCTGCATTTAAAGATTTTATTTTGTAAGAAATCGAAATTGAATTGAAATTATATGGAACCAAGTCATGTATCTCTGTCCAATCCTTATTTTCAATTTCTCTGTAGTAAAAGCAAAGTGCTAAAATAATCGCATCTTTTAATTCTGTGGAAGTAGGGAATCTTACAGTTCTTCCATCAAGTAAAGAAACGAGCTTGATAAAATTATCTAAGCCCAGAAGTCTGTAAATATCATGTAAATCAGTTATTTTTGAATTGTGGTAAAATACTAAAGAAAGAATAGAAAATAAAGAAGACTGTTCTTTGTTTTCAGCAGGCTTAAAAATATCTCTTAGCTGCTGCTCAAATACTGAAGCACTTTCATCAAATAAATTATTCACAGTCTATCCTCACTTACTGGGTAATGCTTTTTAAGTATCCGTAGAGAACTAATTCTCCTTTTTCAACAAACTTCTTTGTCTGAGTTCCTGCTACTGAATAAAAATCCAGTAAAGGCTTTTCATCCTTAGTTCGGAACCTTAAAATCATGCCTAATAAAAATAGGAGTGAATCCTCTTGGTGTTCAGTGTTCATCCAAATAGCGTTTGCAGACTTTTCTACAATTTCTGTCATCTTACTAGGTAAGTCTTCTTTTTCTTTGTAATCAACTTCATAAGAATTATTTAATCTGTACTCTTCCGGAGTTTCATCATTTCCTGCAGCTACATCAACTCCCCCTGAATGAGCTTTAACTACTATAGTATCTCCCAATTCTCGTTCTCCATCATCTAAAATAGAGTTTAAAGAAAATGTCTGTTCATGATCTTTTGGACCGTAGGTAACAGATTTACAAAGCCGTTTAAGATACTCTCCAAAAGACCATTTCATAGCATGATTAGGGTCTTTTAAGATAACTTCAATCAACATAGTAGCTGCATCGTTCGCTTTCTCATCTAAATCGTCTGAATTAAGAGTTGTGTTTCCTTTAATAAGACCTTGGATCAAATTTTTAGCGTAGTCCAGAATAAGAGGAAACATCTTTTCACCCAAGCGAGTAGTGTCCGGATATTCTTTAACAAATTCATCTTGTTCTGTAAAAAGAAAGTATTCAAGAGCAGGCTTTTGCCAATGAGGGGAACCACAAAAAGGACAAACTTTAGGAGCTTGCCCCCAGCCCCATTCTACATAATGTCGACAACAGGCTGTAGAAGGTATGAAGTAAAGTTTCCCTTCAGGAGAATCTTTTTTCTGAGTGATAGTGGAAGCAACAAAATCTTGCTTGGTCTCCTTAGATAAGTCTAAAAATTCTTGTCCTGTCATACTTTCTCCTCTGGTAAAAAGTCTATTCGCTTTTCTAAAAGAAGAGAAGGAGTAAAGGGCTGCTTCCATCTAGCAGAGATTATATAATCATTGTTCTTGTACCACTGCAGCTCTTTTCCTAGAATAGACTTTCTAGTTTCTTTTAATTTAGAAAGAAAAAGTGGGTCAAAGACAAAGAAGTAGTAATCTTTTCTAGGAATCCAGAATCCTAAAATAACTGCTGTCATAGCTCCCATTTCTCTCAGTTGTAAAAGATTCTCATATTGATGGTCTTCTACTCTGTTTAGAGAAAAGGCTTGTAACTTGTGCTTATCTAATTTAGACTCAAAATAGAAACTACCTAAATCCTTAAAATAAGCTAGTCCGTCAAAAGGACGCTTACTACTAGAAATAGCAGATTCTTGAGAAGGGTCTGGAATTTTATAAGCCCACCCAGCAGATTTGAATAAAGCCACTAAATCATGATTTAACTCTTTTTCTAACATTGAATTACCTTCTTTAAATAAAAAGGGCAACTCCCTAAAAATTAAAATTCCGCAACTTCTGAACGAAGCTACGGAATTAAAAGAGTTTTCAATGGCTTAATAAAATAGGCTTTCTACTTTTTAAAGAGTCTGAATATTGAAAGAGAAAACATCAAAAATCGGTAAAGGCTGAGCAGATTCATCTGAACGCTCATCATCCGGATGCTTAACTCTCATTTGTAAACTGAGGGACTCAGTTTCTTTTTCAAGTGTACGAGTTTTTGCGTAAAGGAAATCTACTACTTCTGTTGACTCTGCATAAAGTGCCCAGTCTGATACATAACCTGACTGATTTACATAGCAGAAAAGCCATTCTTTCTTCACAGCGATGTTAAATACATCTTTTCCAACTGTAAAAGAAATTACAGGGCAGATATCATTACCTACTTTCTGTATTTTTGCAGTAGCGTTTGTTACAGAGAAATTAAAAGGGACTTCTTTAATTGTTTGCATTCCTTCATCATCGTACTGCATCAAAGTTCCCTTTCCAGCCACAGCAATTTTGAACTTTTTGTTAGATGAAAGAATGTTCTTTACATCTTCCAAAACTTTAGAACGAATTAAGTCTACACCTTCGTGCAAACTTTGCTTCTTACTCTCATTTAAGACTATCATTGTTAACCTCCAATTCTTAAATAGTAATCAAACCAAGCTGCAACTTAAGTCTGTGAATGTAAACTGCAGGAGTTCCGTTCTTGATATCATAAGCATCAGGGTCTGCAAAAGCAAAAGAGATTACTCCACCCTTGAAAAATCCCTTAGGAGATTTTCGTGTATCAAAAATGTAATCCAGAACAGAAATGTTCTTTCCAAAGTAAATAGAACAATTATCTGGATCACAGTTTCTATAAAGGTAGATTCCCTTAGCATTTAAGTAAAGGCGATTTGATTTAGTTGTATGGTCTGCTGAGTCAACAGGGAAATCTATCTGAATTCCTCCATTAGAGAAAACAGACTTAATAGCAGAAGTATTCAATTTTGTCCATACTGCTTGACCTCCTTGTTCAACAGCTCCTGTCATTTCAAGGACGTCTATCTGTTTAGAAAGATTGCAGTGCTCATACAAGTCTTTCCAGATTTTATCATAAGAAGTTACTCCCTCTTTTAAGGGCTTCTTACTTTCTTCTAAAACGATCATAAAAGTCTCCTATAATAAAAATGAGTAGCCTTTTTGGACTACTCATAAATAGGAAGTTTATTCTCCACAAACTACTTTCTTAAGTTCGGAAAGAGTTTTACAAGCACAAATTTCTTTTCCTGCTGCATGAGCCTTACCGAACAAAAGACGTGCAGCAAACTTGCGCAGAGCGTTTTTCTGATTTTTGTCCAGCTTGGTCAAGTCTTCTGACAGTTTACGTTCTGATACATAAGCATCAAACTTTCCAGCCTTATCAAGTTCTGCTACTTTTGTCTTCGCTTTCTTGAGCTTAGTCGTCTTCTTTTTCTTAGACTTAGTTACTGCCAAAGGCTTAATGTCTTCTCCATTTTCCGGCTCAATAATTCCAATTACTACATAACGACAAACACGCATTTTAGCGTTATGATAGTCGACTGGAACTGCCACTACGTCTCTCGGATTAACTTTTACGACAACTGTGTTGTCTCCTGAGAAAGACTTAAGGTAATCTTTTGAACAAACATGTAACCCTGTAGAACAGGTCTGATTCCTGTCTGGGTCAACCTGATCACGAGGCATACAAACTGTCTGACCGACAGAGTTGTCCATTGAATGAGTTCTTAAGTCATGGAAAGTTTCATCGACTCTCTTGTAAGCTAAGAAGCAACCGTCTTCTGTAATTGGTAAATCGCAGGCTTCAAGAAATCCGTACAGGTCTTTTTTAGACTCCTCTGAAGGATTCTGATTAAGGTTATGAATAAACCGATTAATCGATGTAAGCGGAAGATTCTCCTTGCGAAGGTATTCTACTCTTTTAGCCAAAGCAGGCGACATTTCTTCTGTTACTTCAGCTTCTGGGACAGAGACCTTATTTTCCAATAAGTTCTGAATTTCTTCATCTGAAGCTCTGTCTCTTAAAGCCTTTGCAATCTGTTCAAAGCGAGTATCATCTTTTGTAAGAGTTACTGGCTTTCCAATGATGAACAATGAAATACGATCTTCATTAATAATGTAAGGAATCATGCTGACTTCTCCTCGCTATCTTCTATGACAGCTTTAGCAAGTTTATTTTCTACATACTCTATAAGGTCTGCTATAACAGCAGGATTTTCTCTTGCAGAGTAGCTTTCATACAGAATTTTAACAAGTGGGAATCTATCCCACATAGGTCTAAGAATTTCATCCTCTAATTCAAGAGTGTAAGATTTTTCTGATTCACTCTTTTTAAGAGACTGAATTTTAGCAGAATAGACACTGTCCAAAGGCAGATAAGATAAGTCTTCAAAAAGTCTCATCCTGTGTCCTGTCTTAAACGACTGAGCTGCCCAAGCCCTATATTTAAAAACTACTTCCGGAGCTAAACCGAGCTTGTCGATCAGATTAGCAGCAAACAAGGCTTTTACCCAAGAAACATATTTCTCAGAGTAGTACTCCATATTCCACTCTAAGTTTGTTTCATAAAGGTCGATGTAATGCTTTGCTCCTTCCTGGATAATGTCTTCAAACTTAGGAAGAATTTCTCTAAAAGGATGTCCTTTAGGTAAAAGCACAACTCTTGTTCTGCCGTAAAAGCGTTCCTGAGTTTCTTCTTGATGCTTAGAAGCATAGTGGTTTACTGGTAAATTAAACATCCTAGCAAAGTCTTTTCTTCCCTGCTTGTACTCAAAGTCAAAAGACGTATTATTAAATTCTACTTTATAAGCCTTGTCAGCTGGAATCCAGAAAGTATAGTCTATTTCCTGCTGAGTAGGATTCTCATTGTCTTCAAAGACCTTAGTAGTTCTTACTACATCCCCTGAATGAGTATAAACTACAGTTACAGCTCCTGTAGCAGTTGCCGGAGTAGGCTTCCATTTTGTTAAAAAGGCTGCTGAACTTTTCGGCAGGTCGTTTACGTTTTTCATCTCCTGCAAATCTTTGTCTGAGAAGAACTTAGAAGTATCATTAAAAACTACGTAAGCAATAGGAGAGCCTGCTCTCAAAGCGGTTCCCAAGTTTTCCAAAATACGGCATTTCTTTTCAAAAGACAAGTAAGCTCCATCTGAGTAAATGTAAAGCGGTAAAAGATCACCTGCGATCTTTCCAGCTGTTGTTTGCTTAATTACTACAGTAGATGCCTGCTGATTTACTGGAGAAATTCTTATAGCACGGATATTTTCGACAATAGACTTGTTCCAGTCCTTAAAAGATTTCTTTCCATAGCCCTTAAAGTAAAGGTTATCAAACTTCGAATTCTCTTTAATAATGCTGGGAGAAATAGTCCATAAACGATAAAGCCGTAAGTAAGAATTTCTTGCGTCTTTAAGCATCTTGTTAATTCTGTTAAAAACTTTTTCACGATAAATAAGACATAAAATTGAACCGAGTTTTTCTTTAGTTTCTGGAGTAAAAGAAATACGCTCACGAGAAGGCTGAGGCATAAAAGTTCCATTAGGGACTTTAATAGTTCCTTCGAAACAAACATCAGAAGTAACGATTTTCTTTACTTTAAAGAAAGAAGAGCTATCTTCTTTATCTACAAAGGCTTCAAATGCTTCTTTACATTCGTCTTGGGAAATAGTATAAAGTACATTTCCTTGAACTACTTTAAGCTCAGAGCCGTAACTCCTGTCAGAGACTTCTATGTCAATTTCACCGAAGTTCTGTCCGAGGTAGTCAGCTGACTGCCAATCAGTATTTGTATTCTTAAGGTCATCCAACCAATAAGAGTCTGCATTGAGAACTTCTACTTTGTCTTTCATCCACTTAAGGATTTTCATGCTCTTTTGTCTAAATTCATCTACATCTGAAGTCTTTACTGCGTAAAAAACTTCAAGTCCGCTTGGCTCATCAGTTTCGCTTTCTGACAAAAGAGTTTTACGAGGTTTACCTTGTTCTACAAACATTACATAGTAGTAAGCCTTTCCCTTGTAGTAGGAAGTTACATTAAAGGTATTTGTGTAAGCAAAAGGAGACTTGGCTCCAATTCCAAAAGCTCCGATGTAAGCGTTACTTCCTTCCTTAGAAGAATCTCCATAAGTAGTGTACATAGACATCTGGTCAGGCGAAAGTCCTTTACCAAAGTCTCTTACACGGAATTCTGGATTACTTCTTGAAGGAATAGTAACCTGGAATTTACGTTCTTGACCAGCTTCTATATGAGCATCATAAGCATTACAGGTAATTTCACGAATACCTGCTGCTATCTTATCTGAATAAACACTATCAGACAAAAGCATAAACAGCTTTTCATCTGCCTTTATCTGGAACTCATCTGAAGTTCCGACTGAGTTTTCGACATGTTTGCCTTTCTCTGTATTAAAAACCATATGTGGTTCCTCCATAAAATAAAATTCCGGAAGAATCTAAAAAGGTTTAATTTTTATTTTAAGCGTAAGATTTTACAGTAAGCCCTAGTTTAGCTAAATTCTTTTCCATAGATTTTCTAAAGGCTTCATCATAGTCATCTCCCTTAGGACTTTCTACTATAAGACCTTCCCCAAGATAGTTATTTTCAAAAGGAACATCTAACTCACGATTATAAATATACCGAGGAACAGAAAGCTCTTCATGAATAAGAGTGTAAACATTTTCTGCTGCAGTATCAGAAACGTCTTTTGCATTAGTTCCCATCATTGACAGTTCCCAATCATTTGTGTCAAGGATATTTACAACCTTACCTATTGTATGATCTATCTTCTTACGTCCTTTCTCTGTAGTAGACTCCTGAATACATTTTAGGTTATTCTTTAAGAAGATATTTCTTCCACCCTTTACATTTCCAATGTTAATTAAGGCTACATAAGACAAGTAAACATTAATTTCTGTATCAGCGGAAAGATTTCCTACATTAAAGCCCTTTTCTTTTAAGTAGGCAATCGTTGCGTGAGACTGGAAATTATCAAAAGTAATCTTGAATAGATTTATAGAGCCTTTATCTCTTAAATCTTCTGGGAAAGTACGAATAGCGTCAAGATTGATTCTTCCTTTACCAGGAGAAATAGCAATCGTAAAATCATGCACAGCAATTTTTTCACAGTTGACTGCATCCCACTCCCAGTGTGACATACAGATACCTAATACGTCTCCTGTTTCTGCTAGGTCAAATGAAAGTACACGAAGAGCTTTAGGAGCACGATAAAATTCATATCGCTCTCCTACCTTTATAAAGAACTTATCTCTTATCTGATTCCAAATAAGCTCCGCTGCAGGCTTAGTAGAAGGAGCCATTATGTAAGTAGGGATATTTTTAAGCTGCGGAGTAAAAATATCTTCTATCAGCTGTCGCTCACGAATGAGCTTGTCAAGAGAGCCACTTGGCCAACCGCCTGTGTTTTTAACAGCTCGAGTAGTTGACTCAAGGTATTCTCGTTTAAGGTCAATCGGAACCCAGATAATTTCTTCTTTAGGATACAAAGAAAGATTGTCATCATTAAGTACCTCAGCAGGAGAAGAAGCAGAACCTCTGAATACAGGAAATTTTTCTCCTGTTTCTGCATAAATTGGATACAGCTCTCGTACACGTTTTCGAGCAGGGTCTTCTTCATACATTTCCCACTGACTACCTGTACTTACATAGTTTTCAGGATCTTTTTGAGCCTGCCCTGTAAATATGTATTTATCGATAGGACTTACATCAAGATCATTAGGAGATGAGTCAAGTACAGTTCCTGCCAAGTACTTTGTACCAAAACGAGATTTGATACGCTCCTTAGAATCCATGTAAATACGCCAGATATAATCTGTTGAAAATCCTCGGTCAATAAAGAACGAAATTTCCGACATAGTTGACTGAATCATATTCAAACCGAGCAACTGATGCGGACCAGAAGCGACGATATAGTGAATGTCATTCGGAAATTGAAGTACGCCGATACGGGATGCAGTTGTCCAACAAATCTGATCAGGATATTTTTTCTGATGAGCTTCAAGATGCTCTTCAACTTTTACTCTATGAAATTTCGGTGAAGTAGTAAGTATCTGAATAAAGGGCTGGAGCAAAAGCTGCTTTGCCTTGTCTTGAGAAAACGAAATAAATGCTTGGACTATAGAAGTAGACGCTGCTAAGCCAAAATACTTCTTAGGATTTCGCATTAAAAACAGTACTACAGAAACATAAAGATTATGTACAGCGGAAATCGTCGACTTACCAACTCCGATTGCGTTGGCTAAAACGAGATGTCGATAAGGAGAATCATAATTCCAAAATTCGGACAAAATTCGTTTAGCATGAACAAACAAACTTTCTGCCTGAGGTCCAAGCCATTCTTCTGTAAGAAATTCTTTTATTGTAGGAGGTTTAGATTTATAATTTATTCTCCAAGAATCCAGAAGAAGTAGCTCTTTCATAGAGTCTGAGAGACAAGGATTATTTAAAATTAATTGAAGTCCTTTCTGAATTTCTGGGTCTGACAAACGCTGAAAATCTTGTCTATCTGCAACAGATTCATCCCCTTGAATCAAGTCTTTTATAAGAAAGGGATTATCATTAGGATTTTCATAGTCTGTCTTAGGTACAATTATTTCCATAAACTAAATAGGAAAACAAAAAGCCCTCCGAAGAGGGCTTAAAAATCGTAAATAAAAACCTACGACCATTTAATTGCAGCTAGGTTATTCATAACTGAAGGAACATATACCGTAGAAGTGCTAACTGGAATCTGTCCAAGAAAGACCCTACCTGAACCGCAGTTATAAGCTGCTGCGATATTTTCATAAGCATTCTCTCCAAATGTTTTGGTCAGATCTTCTATCAATCGAACAGCTATGTAAGAATTATGCTTCCAGTTAGATGCTTCGAACTCAGGGAATTCCTTTGGCCAAAATAAATCCAAAAATCCGTCCTTCTGAAAGAGACATCTATCGTTTAATTGAAACAAGCCTAAATCTGCTGTTCCATTTGCATTCGGACCACTAACAGCGTCTGTTTTAAGCGTAGGATTTTCTTGCATAAGAATAGCAACAACTAAGTCGCTGTCTACATTAAAGTCTGAACAAAGCTGGACTAAGTACTCTGCCTTTTCATCATCTAAAAAGAACGAATACTTATTTACAAAATTGTCTACTTTTACTGGATGTTCATAAACTGTTAAGTAATTAGTAGAAACTAAACCAATTTCTTCCAAAGTAGATTTCCGAGTAAGTACGTAGCTAACAATTCCTGCGCAAGCTACTGTAATCAAAAAGCAGAGAATTATTATACCCTGCTTAAACCATTTTGAATTTTTCATTTTTCTCCCTATCCCTTTTTATTTCTAGTTTTCATCATGATATCTGCCATGTTGTATGCTAAGTCTGCTATGTCTTCATAAGTCATTTTGTTGTTCTGAGTTTCAAGCATTGTTTGCATAGCTGCTACAGCAAATTTATCCCGCATGGTAAATTCACGCTCCTGTCTAAAATAGGAAGTAGCGGAATGAACAAAGTCTTGTTCTTCTCTTGTGAGTGGCATTTTAGTTCTCCTTTAATTGTTCTCTGATAGAAGTAAGTCTTCTACAAAATTCTGACTGTGTTAAAACAGTTTTGTGCAAGTCATTCTTTCCGATAGAGTGAGTCAAAGTTGCAGAACCTGTAGCAAGCAGAGCTTTCTTAAATCCTTCATTTTTAGAAAGTGCAGCAAAAGCTCTGTCTAGTAAATCCTGATAAGCGTCAGAATCTCTTTTTATCGATTTTCCTTGCCAGTAAAGAGTTTGGTCTCTCCACCATTTCTTTTTCTTGCCCTTAAACTTTGCAGCTTTACCTACAAGTTTACAAACTTCTTTTTGCATTTCTGAATTCTTAAATTTCAAAGACTGCAAAAATCCTTCCATAGAGTTGCACTCTACGTTGTCTATTGTAAACTTGTGAGGAGCAAAGTTGCTTAAGGCACTTTCTGGGTATCCGTTTCCTGATCCTATGTCCATATATTCCTCCTAGCATTTAAGCTAGCCAGATTTTTATTTCTAGACATCCGTCTAATAGTCTTCATCAATGCATTCGTCAGCTTCAGTGTAGTACTCACCATCGTAGCCGTTTTCTTCCATGACCTTATCAAAGCATTCACTACAAACTAAACGAAAAGGAATTCCATGGCAGTCATGAGTCCAACTCATGGAACTTCTCGGGAATTCCTTTTGACATACTTGACAAGTTCTTTTCTCTTCCATAGAAAAATCCTACTGATTAAACCACTGACCAGAGTGTTGCATCCAATACCAGCTGTTTCCATTTTCTTCTTGGTCAGGAACTTCACGAGCTAAATTAACTCCTAGATTTTCCTTAAGCCAAGTCTTTTCTTTATCAGACAAGTCAAGCCCTGTAATATACATGCAGTACTCATCCAAGTATTCTGCAAAGCCTTCTTTTACTCTGTTTACAATCTTTGTCCCTTCTTCTAAGGTAGGATATGTTTCCTTATTCAAGAGGTTCATAATCTCACCTGAACCGGAAGAATCATAAACATAAGTCGTAAAAGCCTGCATAAAGTTATCCATAATCGGCTTAACTTCTATCCGAGTAGCAGCTCGGTCTATATAAAGATTTACGATCATAGGCACACCTCCACTAGTTAAAATTCCGGACAAAGTTTAAAAGGTTTAATTCTCTTTTACTTTATAATCATACCTCACAAAGTCAAGAGCAAAACCTGTTTTAGATTTCTTCATCTCTTTCCAATTATCAGATCCCTTTTCTGCGTAAAGAACAGTTTTGCCAGATTCAATAGCTTTAACAATTTCTAAATAGTCCATAGTTAATTCTCCTTAACAACTTCTACATTTGCTTCCCTTAAAAACTCAACTCCATCAGAGTTTTTATAAGAATCTTTATAAACAACTTTCTTAATTCCAGCTGCTACAATAAGTTTAGCACAATCAGTACAAGGAGCGGTAGTTACATAAAGAGTGCATTCATCATCTATAGGAATTCCTGTTTTAGCTGCAAAGGCTATGCAATTCTGCTCTGCGTGAAGTTCATATTTAGCTGAGAATTTATGATGAAGAGAAAATCCGTCTCCTGCAGGAATTTTGCATTCATCTTCTGATTCAAAGAAAGAATTACAGTGAGGCATTCCAGAAGGAGTTCCATTGTATCCGCAGCTGATAATACGTTTATTCTTAGTTAAAACGGCTCCTACCTGTCTTTTCTGGCAGGTAGAGTGTTCTGCAAAAAGTTCCGCAATTTCAATAAAGGTTTTATCCCAAGTTTTCTTCATTGACAACCTCAGGCTCAAGTAATTCATCTACATACCAGTATCGGACTCCTACTGGAATAGGTTCTCCGCTTTCAATATGAGCTAATAACTGCTCTTTAGTTTTTCCAAAGAATTGTTCTGCCTCTTCATAAGTAAAACGCTTACCCATGAACTCGTTCCATGCTACAATCATAAAATTCTCCATTTTTCTTTCTATAAATGTGCTGATTAGAAGACCCTCTTAATTTCAAAGAAGTATTGCACAGGTTTTTCTCAAAAGGACCATCAATGAGCACATCAACCATCTGCAAAATTTCTTTTGTATAAAGTTTGTCTTTTCTTCGATGTTTTAAGTCTTCTAAAGTAAAACCTGTCCAAAGATAAACCTTAGTGTCAGGGAGCTTAAATTTAATGAAGGAAAGAAGTGTGTGAACTAATTCTACGTTTTGTTCACACATAGGTTCTCCTCCTAGAATAGACAGATTTCGTTTAACTCCATTTTTATTTAAAGCTGCTAAAATCTGTTCCTTAAAGTCAGGCGGAAGTTTCTGACCACCGTTGTAATCCCATGTCTGAGGATTATGGCATCCAGGACAGTGAAAAGGACATCCCTGAACCCAGAAAGAAACAGAAATGCCATCGTCACTGTCCACAAAGTCGTCCTCAATAATTCCTGCATATCGATCAGTCCTCATAGCCCTCTGACTCCCACTGCTGTAAAGAATTAGAGTGCTTATAGCGGTCTTTTACTTCCTGCTGCTTTCCTGCATTAAAGTACTGAAGGAATGAACCCGTAAGGTACCCTGTAACTCTGCGAAGACGCTCAATCATGCCTGTCAGAACTCGACTAATTACATTTCCCTGAGCATCTTTTTCTTCTTCGAATTCTTTTGCTCCGCAGTTTGGACAAACATCTCCCTCGATAACTCCCTGATAGCCACAGTGCATACAAGTATCAATAGGAACGTTAATAGCAAAATAAGGAATATCTTTTGCCATAGCATAGTCAACAATCTGCTGAACAGCTTTTACATTATGTCGAGCATTTTCATCCAGCTCTATATAAGTTATACATCCTGCAGAAGAAAATCCTGTAAGTTTACTTTCTATATCAATTTTTTCAAAAGGACTCAGTTTCTTCCAAACAGGAACATGCATAGAATTTGTAAAGTAACCACGAGGTACAAGTTTTCCGGTTTTTTCATCTTTGTAAGCAGTTACGTTTTCGATAAGTCCGTATTTAGCTACAAACTTTTTATAAGCTGTATACATGAGGTTTTCTGCGGGGGTGTAGTATACGCCGAAATTAAGATGATACTTATCTTTATATTCATCGCACTTCTGCTTGAAGAAAGATTCTATCTGAATAGCTAAATTCATACCTTTTTCTTCAGTGTGATCACACCCTACAAGAATCTGCAAACACTCAGCCAAGCCTAACTGTCCGATAGCTAAAGTTCCGTGCTTAAGAGCTGAGTGAATTCCTTCTTCAGGAACATAGCCTTTCATAGTATTATTTTGATACATAAATTTGGCAGACTGAGGAGACTGAGAAGCAATCCACTCAAATCGCTCAAGTAAGGCATCTTTAGTATCTTCTATATACTTTTCAAGAAGTTTCATAAAAACTTCTATGATAGTAGAAGGGTCATTTTTAGATTTCTTCTTTGCTAGCATAGCTACTGTAGGAAGAATAATTGTCTGCGGAGCAATGTTACCTCTACCGTCCCTCTGAATAGCAGAACATAAATAGTTGTCAGGTACATCTCCTGTTTCAAGGATTTTCATAAGAAGGCTTTTAAAGTAGTCTTCTGTGAAATTTACGTCATAGCCATTATTCGTGCGGCAGCCCATCGACGAAAAATCTTCTTCCGGACGAACTTTTTCAGATACAGTAAGATGCCCATTTTCTACACAGACATTAATTTTTTCTCCGACTTCAGGATTCTTGATAAAAACTTTTACTAAGGATTCATAAGTACCAGAGTCTAAGGCTCGAATCACTTCTCGTTTTAAAGCTCGGTCTTTCTTCATTCCTTCAATTTGAACAGACCAATTACTATTAGCATAATTCGGATAAAGGCGACGAACTGTAGAGTTGAGAGCTTTTTGATAAAATTCATAGTTAGGTGTTCCTTCTTTTCCATTTACGTCTTTATCGTATTGGAAAATCTGACAAGGAAAAATAGAAGTACGACCAAATTTACCAATTCCTAAAATAGAAGCTCTATAGAAAGACTCATTTAAGAGTTTACCTTCTAATGAAGTATTTTTACCGAAGTTAATAGAAGAGAACGGCAGTTGATCGCCTGAGCGAGACAAAAGAGTGTTTAAGTTGTGATAAAGACCTTCGGCAGCCTGCTTTGTTTCAATAATTGTGTCCAACATAGCACTCTGGTACCATTTGTTAGAAATTCGTTGAACAGTTTTACTTCCAAAATAAAAGTCATCAAAAGTTACTCCCCAATTTTTAAGGAATACATTTTTATTGTCCTGAAGCCACTCTTCAAAAGCATTTCTTACAACTCCAACTTCATCTACGTAGTCATCAAAAACAAGCTGTAAAAGATTAATGCTTTTGAAGCTCTTATCATCTTTAAGAGAGGCAATAATAAAATGCTTCATAAAAGATTTTCGTACGTAGAGTTCAAGAGTAAAATCAAGGTGAGTACAAGAAACTCCACCAAACTGTTGGAGGGATTGTGTCTGAATAAGAACTTGAATCAGTTGTTCCGCAGAAGAAATACTTCCAGCTGGACGACAGTCGGAATTCTTTACAACAAATCCTTTAGCCAAACATTGATCTACTGGCAGGCTTAAACAGTTGTGCTCACCTACACACCATTCTGATAAATCGTGTTCATAAGAAATATTGTCTCTGTGATTCTTCGCAAATTTAGGAGAGATGTAATAGTTAAGGGCAATCTCCTTGTTGAGAGATGCAGCTGCTTCATTATTTCTTCCGCCAAAGGATTCTTCGTCTACATTTGCATTCTGACGATCATTTTGTTTAGCGTCCAACTTCTTTCTATAGAAAGAAATTTCGCTTGTATCTCCTAAACGCTCTCTGTCTCTGTTTGAACGGAATTCAATATAGCTTCGAGCTACATCGTAAAACTCTGCTCCCATGAGAGCATTTTCAACCATTTTGTGTATTTCTTTAACTTTGATAGGCTTTGTGTCAGACTCCTTATCCTTCAAAGAGTTCTGAATTAGCTGCATAACTCGTGCAATTCCTTCATCTGTTAATTTCTTTTCAGAAGTTGCATCAGATGCTTTTTTGATAGCGTTGACAATTTTAGTTTCATCGAAGTCAACAATTCGACCATCTCGTTTCTTAATAGTCATTTAGTCCCTCTTTTAAAGTATACTCTAAATAGGAAATTGTAAGGGTATCCTACTTTTTATAATTCCGAACAAAATCCTAAAAGCGAGTATTTCCTATTTATCTATGGAAGAAAATTCAATTTCTGTCATAATAGTAAATCCTAGAAATGACAGACTTTACAATTACTGGATCAACGGCTCTCTTGAAAAGCGATGTATGCTTAAAGATAGAATGCGAGAGTTCTGTCTTGACTTAAGCCCTACTAATGCTAGAGATATTAATCGCTGCATAGATGACATGATACCTTTTGTGGTTTACGTAGACCAGAAAATTTTTCAGGAGCTTGAAGAAGAAGCCCCTCCTAAAGTTCCTAAAGCAAGTAGACTGTTTCCTTTAAGAAAGAAAATATACTCTCGTGAAAATGTGAAAATAAAAGAAGATAAGAACTTTCTAGAAGAACAAAAACACAAATTTAATATTTGGGAAAAATATAATATTCATGTAGACCACAAGAAAATAGATTTTCTTAAAAAGCGAAAACTCTAGAAAAAAGTGCTTTAGCAGAAGAGTCTTTTAAGTAAAGATAATAGGACTTCATAAGATCTAAAATCGCTTTTCTATCCAGCATTTTAATTTCTTTGTGATTGTAATCCCAAAGGTCAAGAACGGCAGACACCTGTTGTACAAGCTGATTAACATCATCTTCTACAGCTGTAGATTTTTTGTACTTATTAATAAAAGGTAGTAGTTCAATAGTAATCAAACTTTGTTCTGTTTTTCCTTCATTAAATCGTACCATACAATTCTCCTAAAAAGAAAAGGGACTTATCCTCGTTAGAGTCAAGGTCCCTAAGAATTCGAGTTACTTAAATAGGCTTAAGACCTAGTTCAAGTTTGGCATAGGTTCGATTTCATGCTTATGAGTTTTCCAATAAATTTGCCAGTCATTCCAGCTTCCAGAAAATTTCCCTGCTTGCTTAAACTCTTTATAAAATTTGCTCATTTGTAGTTTAGCATCTTTTACTGTCTTAGAAACCAAAGAAGCATATGAAATATCTAGCCACCGAGACTTCATGGACTTTGAGTGCTTATCAAAAACTTCCTTACTTAAACTAGATTCATGAAATTTTTTCTTATAGGACTCCGTTAAATGACTTTCTTTTTGAGTCTTACGATAGTCATTATCCTTCCATAAATTAATTACACTCTTAGAAATTCTCGAACCGATTTCAGGATTAGAAGAATACCTCTCTAGCTGAGCTTTACTAATCTTTTTCTTAAAATCTTCCGTAATCCTATCTTTACAGAAAAAGTTATAAAATTCGGTATCTTTAAGTTTTTCTTCCCAAGCTCTTTTCTTCTTCAGTTTAACTTCTTGAGAAGTTAGAATCTGCATTAATTGTTTTCGTTTTTCTGTATTTGTCCAGACGTCTCTATTATATTCTTTTACTCTTTCTAAGACAGAAATCATAGGAACTGTAGGATTTTTCCATCGCAACTTCATCTTGTCAGAATGAGCTTTTCTATTTTCTTCTCTGGACCAGTATTCTTTCGCTATAAGACTATCTGGTCTCTGTCCTCCTACAGCTAGATTATACTCCGCTTTTCCTTCTTGCTTTCTTAAAGCTATAAAATAAGTTTCTAAAATATCAACAACAGATTGCGTGCAAACAGCTTCTACTAATATAGTTTTTCTAAAATTAGAAATTCCATATTTTTGCTTGGCTCTTGAAATTAATACTCCACTCCCCCAGTAAACATCTTCTAAGGGGTGTTTCTCAAAAGAACACTTTCGCTGTCCAACATAAGTTTTATGATTGATTAGATTTTCAATTTCATAGATATAAAAATGATAGACTTTTTGAGTGTCACCTTTTTCTTTAGTCATAGTTTTACCTCGAATAAAATTATGATAAAGACCTGAGAATCATTACTTCTCAGGTCTTCTTTATTTTCTAAAGAAAATAGGTTTTTAATTCAATTCTGGTATCGGACAAACTGTCGACGAAGGGAAGTTCGTTCCATCGAAAGGATCTACGTGAACGCAAGCAGGAGCAGGGAATCCAGATGAAGCTCCCTGATAAAGCTCTCCGGCTCTTTCATCCCAGACAAAAGTTCCTGTTTCCATATTTACGTCAAGTACAAGAGCCTTTTCTTCTGGAGTCATTTCTTTAACTCCTTCATAAACTCTTCCCGTAAGACTTCCATCCATAAGCCCTTTCCATTTTTCTTCTGTCATTTTAGACAAAGGATTTGTAACGGTCTTAGGTTCTTCTTTAGGAGCAGGAGCAAAAGAAGGACGAGTCTGCATAGGCTGTGGTTCAGCTGCTGGAGCAGGTTCTGTCTTAGGTGCTACGGGCTGGGAATAAGGATCAAGAGCAGGATTTTCTACTTCTGGAGCAGGTGACTCTACTGGAGCGTCTGCCAAAGTTGGAGCAGAAGGAACTGCTGTTGCAGGAGCCTGCTCTGCTTTCTTTTTAGCCTTTTCTGCTTCTTCAACTTCTACAAGTTCACAAAGTTCTTCATACCAAGGCTTTCCGAAAACTTTTCCACACTGCTGAATAAAAATTCCCAAGTGGTCTTTAATTCTCTTGTATCCTGTAATCGGGAACAATTCATCCAAATTCCAAGCCTTCCAAGAACGCTCTTCATCTGTCAAAGCTCCTGCATGTACAAGTTTCTTAGCTTCATCAGAAATACGCTTAGCGTCATCAATTCCATGATAAACTTTGTACCAAGGGTCTTCTGTAAGTTTTTTGATTACAATATCATAATCGTTCCAGTCAGTGTTTCCATCCATAGAAAGAATATCATCTACTACAAGATTGTAAACAGTTGTAGGAACTCCTGTGTCAAACCATACTTTGTTGTTCTGGTCTGGAGCGGATGCTTTTTTAGAAAGCAAACGCAGCTGCTTTTGATCACGGTGCCAATCCATAGCCCCACGGTCAATAATATTCCAGATAATCGAAGCAGAGAATTTCCATCCATCTTCATAAGGATTATCAACCTTGTTATTTTTCATAACACGATTGAAAATATCTGGATGAGATTTTGCATGATGATAAATACGAACTCCCTTGCGTCCATCTGGACCAATTCCGTCTGCATCCCAATCATAAGAAAGAACTTCTTTCATAATCTTGTGTAAAATCCAATCTTTACGCTCTTTAGGGTCTGGACCAATTACACGAAACTTCTTATCATCATCTCCAAGAATCATAGCTGTAAAAATCTTTTTACAGTCTGTAGGCTCTCTGTCCTCTACACAAGGACCTCCAATAAGACGAACAACTTTTTCTACATTAGGTGTTAATGCAGACCAAGGAATCTCAGGGAAATTTCCCCAGCTTCCACCATTTGCTTTGCGAGCAGCTTCTTCTGCTTTTTCAGCGTTACGAGCTGCCATTGCTTTAGCAAACTTACTTTGTGAATCAGACATAGTGTTTTCTCCTTTGCAACTTCTTCTAAGGCTTACCGTCGTGTAAGCTCGACGTGTTGCATAATTTGTCTCTATGGAATATAATTCCTACAAAAATAGGAAAGTTGGAGGATTCCTATTTTCTTTATGGAAACTATTCTCTTTTTTGAACCAAGACTTTTAAGACTTTCTAAAGAAAAGAAAAATCCTAAAAACGGAAAAGTCTGGGACATAGACAAAATAAAACTTCTCAAAAGAATTCTGGACGGTAGACAAGTTCAGCTAGTCTTGACATCTTTTAATGTTCAAAAAGATGCAGCTCTTGTTTCACTTTTTAATAGTTTCCGAATAGAAGTGTATGACCATTTTCCTTGTACAGAAAATGTAAATTCTTCTAAACACAAAGAGTGGAAAATAAGAGAATATCCAACAGCTGGAAAAAGATACTTAATAGTAGACAAGCACTTAATTGGAAAAAATTGCATCATGGTAAACAATTTCTGTTCTCAAGATGTTGAAAAGATACTTGCGAGGATTTGATGAAAAAAGTTTTATTCTTTAATCCTCTTCTGTTAAAAGAAGATTTTACTAAAGGAGTTAAAAAGCGTCTCACTTATGATAAAAAGAAAGTTCTTCTATTGAAAGAACTTTTAACCAAAACAAACTCTGAACTTATTCTTATCTGGTTCTCCCTTCAAGACGAAAAAGACCTCGAATTAATTCCTTTCTTAAAAGAAGTAGGTATAGCTCCCGTAGATTACATCTCATGTGACCACTTACTTCACTTACGCTATAAACAGAAAACTCAACAAGAATACAAGGAAGAAAAGCTAGCCCACCAAAAAGCCGTTCGAGAATACCCTAAAACAGGAATAAAATATTTTATAGTAGACACTCAGTTTAATTGTGACGGAGACAAATCTGCAGTTTTAGGTAGAAATTATTTTAATCAGAATTCTTTTAAGACAATTTTATCTAAATTTAGATAACCAGTTTTTAGTATAGTGTTCTACTATACTTCCGAATGCCATTCATCTGTATACCATTTTTCACTATACTCTAGTATACCAATTTTCCTTAGACCTTCTCTTTCCTCTATCTCTTCTCGAACTAATCTTTCTCTCTAATCTTATAGAGAAGAAGGTATTCTTAAGCTATCTCTCATTAAGTCATTTATCTGAAGGGGGTGGAATCTCTTTAGGACACAGCCCTGCCCTCGAAGCATTACATAGATTGTGACAAAAATCCTTAAAAATAAGTAAAAATTCATGTCACAGTCTATGTATCTAAGGTCGTTAGCCTTAGACAGCTTCGAGTGCAGGTGGTCCTAGAAATGTACTAAGTACCTTAACAGCTTACGCTGCTGAAGTGCGGAGCCATCCCCCAGGACAGTGTAACGCTCAGACGTTTACACATCAGTTACCTTTCAGTCGGATTCGTGGTTGTCGGAGGTCTTCCCGTTATGTGACGTTTTCTTTTCTTCATTAGAACGATTTGCTATTAACCATTTCAATTCTATAGAAGGAAAGGACTATCAGCGTCCTATGTCCCACTCTTGAGCCTAAGCTCATCTGAGTCCCTAGCCACAGAGCGTAATCTTTCACCTCGCTCCTCCCCATCATGCTGACTAAGTCTAATGTCATCAGCAAGTCCACGTACTTTCTGAGTACCTTACGGTTTTGCGTTCCATACGAGCCGTGGCAAATGTTTCTGTTGTGGCAGCCCCCATGTCCAGTAGGGTAACGACACAAGTTTATCCATGGTGCAAGACTGTAATTCTGCGTCAAATAAACTGCCCTGTAATTAAGGGTATCCTCAGCATTCACTTAAGTGGCTGAGTTAACTGATTTAATTCAGGCTAAACAAAGTGTTTAGGTCTTGTAAAATAAGGCTATTTGTTTCCTTACAGTACAGCGAAGAATTGCTCCCTCGACTTAAGCAGCTTGAAGCGATTTGCTGTTATCTCATTTCGTTCTTCTTGCTACAGATTTTCTTATTATAAAACTTTTTTGCGAAAAAGGCAAGTGGTTTTACAAGAAAATAGGTAAAAAATTTCCCTGTGGATTATAATTCCTGCAGGTTAAATAAAGTTGGAGGAAATTTTCAACCTTTTTGAAAATCTACGGAATTAAACAAAATAGACAGGGAAGTAGACTTGAATAATCTATCAAGCACTTCAATCATTTTATTTTTAGGGAGAAACCTTTATGAAGACTTTAAGGGATTATCAGGAAGAAATTGTAAATAAAGTTGTAAACTCTGACAAAGATCAGATAATTTGTTTGCCAACTGGAGCCGGAAAAACTGTTATAGCATCAGCTATAATGGAAAGATTGCCTCAAAAAGTTGTTTTTGTAGTTCCTCGTCTTGAGCTTATTAAGCAGGCAAGAGATGAATTTGGAGATGTAGACATTATCTGGTCTGATAAAACAGAAATTACCGGAAAGAAAGTAGTTGTAGCTTCTAAGGATTCTCTTAGAACTCAACATGAGCTTGTTTCTCAAAATGTTGTTCTTATTTTCGATGAAGTTCACGTAAGTCTTGAAGCAACTTACAAGCTCGTTCAGCTTATTAAGCCTGTACGAGTTCTCGGTTTGACAGCTACTCCGGAAAGAATGGATGGTCAGGCTCTTTTAAAAGGAACAGACTCAATACACAAATTCGGCTGCTTTGATGAACTTATTCAGCAGGAAACAGTTCCTTCCCTTATTAAGAAAGGTTATTTAACCAAGCTCCGCTACTATACACGTCCGATTGAAGGAATTACAGAAATTAAACCAACTTCTGCAGGTGAAGAACTTTCCGATGAACAGATGACTGAAATCTTTGACAAGAATGCTGTTTGGGGAGATTTAGTTACTTCTTATGAACAGTACGGTAAAGGTCGTCCAGCTCTTGGATTTACAAATACTATTGCCATGGGTGAAAAAGTTGTAGCAATTTTTAAAGAAGCAGGGTATGACTTCCGTATAATTCATGGGGGTATGTCTATGCATGAGCGTGAGTCTCTTATTGAACAGCTGAGAACTCATAAAGTAGACGGTCTTGTAAATGCTGCTCTGCTTACCTATGGATTTGATTGTCCTCCTGTTAGTTACGCTTTTAGCTGTCGTCATATTAAATCTCGTCCACTTTGGTTCCAGATAGTAGGAAGAATTCTTCGTCTTTCTCCTGGAAAGGAAGACACAATTTTCGTAGACCATGGAGACAGTATATCTGAGTTTGCTGAACCAACTTGTTCTCTTCCTATTCTTGATCCTTTTATCCAGTGGCATGTAAACGGAGAAGACAAAGAACAGAAAAAGGCTCGTAAAATTGAACTTAAGAGAGTTCAGGAAACAATGGCTCTTCTTCAGGAGCTTGATCCACTTCCTGTAAATATGGTTGAAGTAACTCCGGACAATACTTGGGACAGACTTATTAAGCTGCTTCAGAAATTCCAGAAAGAGAATGGTCAGTTAGCACAACTTGTACAGAATTTAAATGCTGCTAATCAGAAACTTTCTCATGAAAAAGAAGATATGAAAGAACAGCTTAAGGCTGCTAAGACAGAAAAGTTTATCGACTCTCAAGCAACATTTGACTGGTGCCGTAAGAATTATCCTTACATAAGAGGAATGATTCACGATGAGATGAAGATGAACAAAGGATATTGGCAGATGACTCCAGAATCTCGCATTGAAACGGAGCACCAGAAAACAGTTCAGGCTTTACAGGAAAAGACAGGCAAGTTGAAGTTCCTTATCGATGAACACACTTTTCAGAATTCTGCTAAGTGGTGGAAGGAACACTGGCAGCCCCGTAATGATGGTCCGATGCCTTTTACTCCTATCAAAAATACACAGGATACAAAAAGTAATATAAGAGAATTGTTTGTTAGGTCAGCACCTACTGTAAACAAGGTTTTAGAAGATAATCGTCAGGGTAGTTTACCCTTCTAGGAGGTTTGTATGAAATTAATTTCTTTATTAAGTCTGCACAAAGATTTTGATATGGATGCTTATGATAACGAATGGGATGTAGGCTCCTGCATTTGCTGGGATTCTGACCAGTTGACAAGTGAAGACCTTTACGATAAGTTCTGTGTAGCTTTTTATAGGAATGTTTCTGTAGAAACTTTTAATGAGTCTTGTTTGACATTGAAAGTTTCAGACTTGATCAAGTCTAATAAGGTACTTTTTAGAGCTTACATGAAAAATCACTGGAAAGATGAGTGTCAGTTCGATGACGATGAAGATGAGTTTGTTTATCAGTGGGTAAGGGAACTCTTTTTGTACCTTGATGGAAATGCTTGCGATTCTCAGTATAAGCTCATTATAGAAGAAGTGTTTGACATGATTGAAAAAGAAACTCCGTTCTTTACAGAAGTAAAAGAAATCTGCGGGCAGGAAGTAGCTGATAAAATTAAATCTCTTAATTGGGATCCTGTAAAAGAAAAGGAAACTAAGTTTGAGCTAGATGTAGATCAGATAGTTCGCTTGTTTAATGCAGGAGTTTATCATGGAGTAGAGGGCTTTAAGGCTAAGAACTTCTGGAATAAAATGCAGGAAATTTCTCCTAAAGACCCTAAACAATATCTTGTAAAAAGAACTAAGGGAAATTCTGACCAGACTTATTTTCAGCTGCTTGAGTGGGACGGAGAGCATTGGATTACAGGGATTCATGACCCTTTATATGATGTCATTATAGAATGGCTTGACATAACTTTACTCTAGGATTTGAAGGTCGTTGAAATACGACCTTTTTATTTTGGAGGATAACTATGGCTAAAGCAAAGACTGTTGCAAAAATTGTTTATGTAACTAACAAAGAGTATACAATTACCTTTTCTATTGGAGGGGATGAAGTTCTTGATAAAGAAGCCCTTAAACAAACTCTTGCCAAGAAGGAATTAGAGCTACGAAATAATTATGGAAAGAAATTAAAAAGCCTTGAAGTAATTTATGCAGAAGGAGTTGAAAATGTTTAAGCAGACTTTTTTAACTACAAGAAATCGTGGACCAAAAATTCTTGTATTAAGTGGTATTCACGGAGATGAAACTCAGGCAGTAAAAGCCGTTCTGAAGCTCGCAGAAGAAATTAGTAAATCTGTTAATTCTCCTGCTTCGGCTTTGAGCAAGGTGACTTCTTATACTTTCTTACACGGAGTAAATGACTACGGGCTTTTAACTCATCAGCGAGAGAACACTTTTCAAAAAGAAACTGCTCCTTCTCAAAATTTAAATCGTCTTTTTGCTCCTACTTATCAGACTCCTCAAGAAGTAAAAGATTTAATTACTCCGGAAATTGAAGCAGCAGATATTGTGATTGATGTGCACAATTCTCCTGTTTGTAAAAACTGCTTTTTAGTAGACTATGATTCCTATGCTGAAAAGTGTCTTTCTCTCACAAAGAAAACAGCCTTGACTCCCTTACTCAGAGTTGCTAACGTAAATGCAGGAACTGTAAAAAGTAAGGCACTTTCTCTTGGAAAGATTGGCTTTACAGTAGAATTAAATGGAATGGGATTCTTAGGAAGCGATGCAGACCAAGCAGCAACTTTGCTTCAAGATTTCTTGATTTCTACTATTGATTCTTACGAAGAGCCTGTAATTACTTTAGATAATCTGGTGGATTATCTTTCTGTTTTCTTGTTTTCTAAGATATCTGGAATTTTGGAATGGAAGCGTTTAGACCCTCTTATGAAAAAATATAGTAAAGGAGAAACAATTTGTACAGTAACTTCTTTAGACGGAAAAGAGGTACAAGAAATCAAAGCTCCTTTTTCAGGTGGATTTGTTTATGATATTCCTGACTCTTTGTACATAAGCAAAGGAGAGCCATTTATCGAATATGCTAAGAATCCACAGGAACTTTTTAACAAAGTCTAACTTTTAGAGTTCTACTCGGAATTATAACAAACATGAGTGATGAATTTGATGATTTCTTCGGAGAAGAAGCTCCGAAAGTAAAAAATGCAGAAGTTAAGGAAATTGTAGAAAATCCTATTCTATTTGATGAGCCTGAGGCAAATGTTAATTTACTTTTAGCAGAAAAACTTTCAGACCATCAGATAGCATACTTGGTTAAACTAGCTCATCAGTGCAATGCTCGAGTTAGGGTTGTTTACTGCTTCCCTTTTGTTGCTAATGAAAAGCACATGGTAAAAGGGATGGGAAAATTCTTTGCTGAAAATGTTCGCTCAGACTTGAAGAATTACTTTATTAAAGATCACCCTATAGTAACAGTAGGAAGAGCATTGTACGCTACTACTTTTGATACAGATGTGCAGGTTGACTCTTTTTATGATTCTGTTTTTAATCATACTTACTTTTACTCTCCTTTCGTAGACAATTGTGTTTATCCCATTGATAACGCTTTCCGTATTTGCGGATTCGGGCAGCCTGATCCAAAGTCAGGAGAGCCGATTTATTTTTGGGACAGATTTGAAACTTTCTTTGCAAGGGAGCAGCTTAAACGAGCAGCAAAAGCTGGGAACTGCTCTTTAGTTCGTAAACGAAATATCGTTATTAAGGAAATTGAAAATTGCAATGATTGGCTTTTAGCCCATTCCCAAAATGTTCCTGACAGTGAATTGTGGGTAGCAGTTGACTCAGAAACAGGTGGATTTAAAAAACTTGAAAACAGAATTGGAAATATCTCTTTATCGTTTAATGGATATGAAGCCTTTTATCTTGACTGGAAAAATATCAATCCAAGAATATTTTCTAAATTCTTGAATGCTCATAAGTGTATTTACGCAAATGGAAAATTCGATATTCTGTTCTTTGCTTATCATGGATGCGACTTGCACAAGTTGGATTGGGATACCATGGTTGCAGGACATTTCTTGAATGAGATGCGTTCTAATTCTTTGAAAACTCATGCTTTCTGGTATACTAACTACGGTGGATACGACCTTGAGCTTGAACGTTATAAGTGGAAGTATCCAGGAATGATTGACTACACAAAAATTCCTAAGTCTATTCGTATGCCTTATGCTGGAATGGACGCAGCTATTACCTATCAGGTTTGGCTGCGTGAAAAAGAAGACATGATGAAAGAGCCTGATCTGTACAAGTACTACACAGAAACTGCGGTTCCTATGATAAACGTATTTGTAAAAGCGGAGTACAAGGGATTTTGTATCAACTGGGCTGCTATTTCTAAGACAGGCGATGAACTTCAAGAAAAAATCCGTGTTTGTAAAAAAGCAGTTCGTGACGCATACAATGAACCTGACTTGGATGTAAACTCAAAGCAGGCAGTAGGTGATATGCTTCAAGCTCATGGATATCCTGCTATTTCTATTGGAAAAACAGGTCACTACAAGGTCTCAAAAGTAGAGTTGCATGAGTGGAAAAAGATGGGCTATAAAGAAGTAGACACCTTGCTCGAGCTTTCTAAGTGGACTGCTCTTTGGCAAACCTTTATCGGAGAAGATGCTTCTGATGATGAAGACCAAACTAAAGAAGTGGAGGAGCAGGAAGAGTCAGACTCATTCTTTAATGAAAGCTCTACTGTTGCAGACAAGTTTAATAATGATTGTACAGGACTTTGGAAGTATAAGGCTCCGGATGGTTGTGTTCATACAACATTTCATCCGTTCATGGCTCAGTCTCATAGACATCGTTCAAGTGATCCTAATCTTCAGAATATTCCTAAAAAGAATTATGAAGCAACGAAACTTGTTCGAACCGCTTATACTACTCCAGATACAATTCCTTGTAAGCCAGAGGAAGCAGACAAAATTGCATTACTTTGTAAGGATTCCGGCTATATTTCTTTGTATTCAGGAGAAACGATTTCTATCGGAGGAAAAGTTTATTTAGGAAAAGACCTTTATAAGCTGGACTTGGATTCTTTAGGAATTAGAGCTGAATATGAAAAGTTTTATAAAACGGATTTCCCTGAGGGAACAGAGTCTTACTTGCAGATAGAGGACTCCGAAAGAGGAAAACTTATTTTACCGATTTACGAGGATTCAGCAAAGAAGAAGTTTGTTGAGATTTTTGTAAAACGTAATAACGTAGTTCAGAAAGTTTTCACAAAAGATCTTCAGGAAGGGGATGAGCTTGTAGAGACTGAGTCTCTTAAAGTAGCATGCTAAGGAGTTGATATGATTACATCCATAAAGAAAATTACAACAATGCCCGCATACAATATTTTGGAGTGTGATGGCGAAAACTTGCAAGCTCACATTGCTGCTTCTATGTCTCAGGATCCTGCTTTGTGCGAACTGTTCTTAAAAGGAGGAGACTTCCACTCAAATAACGCTTACTCCATAATGGCAAAATATCAGCTGTTTATTCCTTATGAAGTAACATTTACAGATGGCTCTGTTATGGAAGTTATGGAGTGGAAATCTTTTGATGTAGAAAGGGGCAAGCATATTTCTATTAGTAAACTTCAGCCAGGAGACAAAATCTTCGGTAAAGTGTTTGCTTCAAGTAGGCAGCTCGCAGCTCGTAAAATCTCTTATGAGGAATACGTAAAAGATGCTAAGGAAGGACGACTTAAAGAGCTACGTACAACAGCGAAATTTTGTTTCGGGAAGGGAACAGAGATTTTAACGTCTAAGGGATGGATGAAAATAGAAGATATTGCTGCGAATCCCATTGAAGATATAGGTCATCCATATTTTGGAGACTTAAAAGTTATGGGAGCTGATAGAAAGCCCAAGGAAATCCTAGGATTTATTACTGTTCATCCAAAAACTTTGCTTTCTATAAGATTAGAGGACTCATCTCTTTTAAGACTTACAGAAGACCATGAAGTTCTTATAGTCAGAAATTCTGAAAAACGTCGTATACAGGCAAAAGACCTTAGAGAAGGAGATTTAATTCCTACTTTGGACACTAAAGGAATTTCTATTAAAGAAATTACTTGGAGTTTAGAAAAAGAAAATGCTTACTGCTTGAATGTTGAAGATCATCTTCTTGTAGTAAGGACTAAGACTACACCTATAGTTGTACCAAATTGCGGATTCGGATTCCTTTTCGGAATGGCAGCTTTGACATTCTCTACGAATACACTCCGTATGGAATGGACAGCAGAAAAATGTGAGCAGTTTATTCCTGAATATAATTTGGAAAAACTTAGAGACAATTTACGAAAGCGATACAAGAACTTAAGTGAGGACGACCTTGCTTATCTTACTGTTGCTACATTCTTCCGTGATGAGTTCTTTAAGATGTATCCTGTACTTGAAAAGTGGATTTTACAGCAGGGTGCTATTGCTGCTAAGCAGGGATATGTTCGTTCACCTTGGGGAGCTAGACGTTTGCTACCACAGCTTACCTATCAGGGAAGACACTCTGACTCTAAGGAAATTAAGAACCTTTCAAACATTGCTGTCAATTCACCTGTTCAAAACTACGAAGCAGTTTATATGGCTAAGGCAATGGTAGGAACTTCAAGAGATATGGAAGCTAACGGATTCCACTCTTACATAGCCGGAACTGTTCATGACTCGATTGTACCTTTTACTTTTGTGGAAGAGCAAGACGAAGTTCTCAAAATTATGCTGACTTATTTTGCTACAGACTATCCTGCTGCTAAGGGAATTCCTTATGCAGGAGAGTGTAACGTAGCTGTTGTGAGCGATGGGCAAATTTGGGGTTATGGAAGTCAGGAAATAAAACTAAAACAAGTTGCTGATGTGGAAATTAAACCTCGTAATTATTTTGCTTAACTTACGCTTTTGTAAGAATTCTCGGAATTATATTTCTTGAGGGAAAATTGCTTATAAGGAGTTTTACATGGATATAATTAGAGAGAAGATTTTGAAGAATTGGATGGACTTTTTAAAGGAGTCTACCAAGGCTCGAGAAAAATTGGTTCAAGACTTCGATAAAGCAATCGCTAAGCTGGACAATACAGTAGCTGAACAACGTCAGGCTACTATACTTCTTTTAAAGAAGGCTTTGAACTTAAAGGATGGAGATGAAATTCGTCTATTTAGTGATGGACGATATGAAATTATTAGGAATCAGGAGGACTAATAAAATGGAAAATACTGAAGAACAGAAAGAGACCGTAACTTTGAATGGTCGTGAAGTTTCTAAAGAAGAACTTGAAAAGCAGAAAGAAGCAGCTGCTGCTCAGAAAGGTGCTAAACTTGAAGAAGTTAGCAAGGGAAATTACCGCATGAGACTTCAGGATTAAAAGCCATGACTACAACAGAAAGAAAAGCAATTAATGACACAAGACTTTTGTTCGGCAAGTCTTCTACAGAAACAAAAGAGTTTTTTGAGTCTATCGGAATTTCTGCAGTCTTAGCTTATATGAAAGGTGAGACAATAGAGATTCCTTATGTAGGTTCTATTCAGCTTACCTATGAGGGAGATCAGGTAACTTCCAAAGGTCGTACAGCAAATCTTAAAGCGACCTTTACTCCTTCCGAATTCCTTATTCGGAACGTAGGTCAGGTTGAAGACGAAACCAAGACAGACGCAGAAGAAATTCTTTTAAGCCGCCTTAAGCAGATTTTCAAAAATAAATTAAACTAAAAGTCTAAAAAGAATTCGAGGATTTTGATGACTACTGATGAAATTGTTAAATACGGAACTCCTATTCAGAGTCCGGAGGGCTATAAACCTCAGGATACTTTTGTCTGGGGAGGAAGACAGCTGCCTAAATTTAAGTACTACGAGTACAAGGGTGAAGACTACGCTGTTCCTACAAATGAATACAAGGCTTATCTAAAAGAAAAAGAAGAAGCCAGATTAGCTAAAGTAGAAGGAGAGTTCAAGAGAACTCTGGACGATTATCTGGGCAAAGACACTCCAGGAAATATTCCTAAGCTCCGTAGATACGTTCAGGAATTTGAGACTAAGTATTTTAAGCATTCTCTTTACATCTGGTCTCGTTTCAATTCTACTCAGAAAACAACTACAGCAAGAGCTGTTCTTAAGGGAATTAAGGACACTTATGGAGATAAGTTTTCTTGTTTCTTTGTCTTGGCTAATACCTTGATGAATGACCTTAAGAATTACGACTTTGATGATGATGCTAAGAAAAGAGTAGAGTTTTACAAGGATGTTGACTTCCTTATCGTAGATGATGCTTTTACAGGGGACAAAGTAACTAAATACAGTTCTGGATATCAGACTTCTTTCCTTGACACCTTTTTAAGAGAAAGGCTTGAAGTAAAAAGAAGAGCAACCTGCTTTACTTCTAACATTCCAATTAAAGAAATTGGACAGTACTGGGGACCATCTATTGAAGCCTTAGTAAATAGAACTTCTTTTGCTATGGAATTTAATGATGTGCTTGGAAAAGACACAGATTTTGATATCAATCATATATTTGACTAAGACGAGGATAAAAGATGGCATCACCACTTTCATCGATTACTAATGAATTGCAGCTGCTTCACTTTCTTCTTGATGAGCCAGAAAGAGTTGTTGCTATAAAAGATAACTACTTTATTTCTTCTGATGGACACGACTTGTATGAAGTTCTGTTCGATTTATATCAGCAAGGAGTTAAACCTACTAAGGAAAATCTTGTAGGAGCAGGAAACTGTGTTAATGAAAAGATTACTCCAGAATTGATAGACAAGATTAACTCTGTAGAGTATGATCCAGAAGCATTTGACCATTATCGTTACTTACTCCAAGAAGCGTATTCGCAAGACAGAATTCAATCTTATATTCTTAAAGAGTGTTCTAAGTCTGTGACCACTAAAGGACGCTTGGATGTTGAAAGGATGGAAGACCTTGTAAGTGATTTACAAGAATGTATCAGCCTTGCAAAACATACAGATAGCGAATTAAAGTTCTCAGGGGAACTTTTCAACGACTATGAAAGAACTGTTGAGCAGCGTGTTGAAGGAGAAAAGTTTTATACAACAGGGTGTTCTAAGCTGGATGCAGTTTTGCCTACAGGTTTTGCTCCTAAGGAAATGACAACTATCTTCGGTTCTACTGGTGTAGGTAAGTCTACTTTTAAGATGTATCTTAAAAATCGTCTCGTTAATCGTGATGTTCCCTGCTTAGACGTTACTCTTGAAATGTCTGAAACAGCAGAAATGGATAGGTGGATGGCTTCAAGACTTCGCATTCCTATGAGTAAACTTGTAGGAACTCCAACAGAGCCTGTAGATGATTGTATTTTACAGATGATTCGTAATGAGAAGGAGAAACTTCTTAAGCGTAAAAAATATGCTATGCTGGATAGTTCTAAGCTGTCGATAGCGGAATTAGAGAAAACGATAATCCAATTTAAGCTAAAGGCTAAAGTAGACTATGCAGTTGTTTTCGTAGACTTAGCTACTATGCTTGAAGAGTTTGGATCAGGGGAAGCAAAAGACTACGAAAAGGCTGTGAATCTTTTACATCCTGTAGCAAAGAGAACTAATACTCACATTGTACTCGTAGTTCAAGCAGTTCAGAAGACTTTGGAAAATCATCGTCCTACAACACTGCAGGGAATCAACCTTTTTAGACCTTCCCTTGCTTCTATTAAAAACTCATCAGCTATTGCTGAACGCAGTAGAACTGTTTTGTCTGTATTCCGAGCAAAGTACTATGCTACTCGTTTCTTTCCAGATGACCCTCAGGTAGATGATCTTGAAGACGTTGTAGAAGTTCAGGTATTGAAATCCAGTAATGGTGCCGTAGGACAGCGTGTGCAATATCTTCACGATGAAGGAATGTTCCGCTTGTTTGCAGTAGCAGAGGATTATATTCCTCGAACTATATCGAATTTAGCATCGTTCTCTCAGGATGACGATGATGAATTATAAAATTAATTTGGTGGAGGATAAATATGCCAAAATCTCATCACACAAGAAAGGGAGTTACAAGAACTCACACAAGACACAATGCGGGAAGACCTTCTCGCAGTAGAACACGCTGCCACGGAGGTAAGTAATGGAAACTACAGAAGAAAAGAAATCGAAGAAAGCTGCTAAAAAAGTAGCTAAAGTGCTCAAAGTTCCTTACACTGCAGAAAATAAGAAGTTCGTTCCTACTTACAAATCTAAAAGTGCTGCAGGATTTGATGTTTATGCAAATGAATCTTTTTGGCTGATGCCAGGAAGATGGCGTCCTGTTAAGACTGGCTGGCGTTTTGCTCTTCCAGAGGGCTATGCTTTCTTGTCTTGCTCTCGTTCAGGAAATGCTGTTAAGCGTGGCTTGATTTCTCACATTGCTCCAGGAGTTTTGGATGCTGATTATCGTGGGGAATGTTTTGCATGCTTGCGCAATGTTTCACTTCTTCCTCGTAAGATTAATAAGGGAGACAGAATTCTTCAGTTTGTAATCGTAAAAGTTGAGCAGGCTGAATTCGAGTTGGCAGATACTCTTTCTGAAACTGAAAGAGGAGCTGGTGGTTTTGGTTCTACTGGAAAGTAAGGAGACAGTATGGACGAAGAGAAAGAAGTTTGCTACGAAGAAGCATGTGACACAGAAGAAACTCTTGAGACGTTTAATGAAGACGAATACTTTAAGCGTCAGAAAGAATTTTTCAAGAAAACTTTTGAAAGAGATCAGCTCCGCAAAAAGCAGCGTGAACTGACTCAAAAAGCTCGCAAAGAAGTTTTGAAGGAACTCGGTAAAGAAGATATAGAAGATGAATCTCCTCATCTGCTTAAACGCTGTCCTGAAACTTCAGAAGTAAGCGATGAAGATTATAAGCAGCTTGTAGATGATATAAATCGTCTGGTTGCTCGAAATGTTCAGATAATTTCTATCTTTACTGATAAGAAAGCAATTAAGGACGTTGCTAAAAATAGACTGTCAGGAACTATGGTAGAGGAGTATCTTAATAATGAAGCGACTCTTCATACTTTGCTTGACCGTATTCAGTCAATCAATATTAGCATTCGTCATGGCGAAAATTTCGAGGACTCAAAATTTGGTCCGGTAAGTAAAAGAATGTCAGACCGCTAAAGGAAGGATTCTATGGAAAGAAATTTAGATTTAGAAGCAAAGGGTGAATTCCCTGAAGACACTAAAAAAGTGTTTCATGTTCTGCAGCTTCACTCAGGGCAGATTTTTATCATTAAAGGAACTTGGAATCCAGAAGGAAATAAAGTATCAGACATTTACTCTTTGAATGCTATTCCTTCTTCTTCTGGAGTTGCTATGGGAATCAGTAGACTTGATCAAGCTCCACTTATGGCAGAGTCTGATGGGACTGTAAAAATCTCAGAAAGAGTAATTGACTTGTCTTATTTCCTTAAGCAGGATTCAACTTTGATTCCTCGTCTTGAAGAAGCAGACAAAATTGCTCAGGCAAAAAGCTCCGGAATAGTTCTTCCGCAAGATGGAAATAATCCAGGAATTATAAGATGATAAATCCCGCTTTACCTACTTTAGTTCGGCTTGTGCACGACAGATTTATTTATCGAGTACGAAAAGTTCCTTTTAATGAAAATCTTTTTGTACTCAGTTTTACGCAGAAAACAGCTCTGGTTGCTTCTCGTAAATCTGGTAAAACTTGGCGTGTAAAATGGCAAGATCTTAAAGTAACACAGTTTGATTAACTCGAAAAATGGCTTTTTACGCTAAAAACCAAAAAAAAAGCGTAAAAAGCCAAAAATTTTTTAAAAATTTTTAAAAAACCACTTGCCTTTTTCGGAAAAAAGCGTTATAATTAAAATTGTGAGGTGGTCAAAGCCACTCCAAATAAACTTGGGAGGTTCAGATATGAACACAGACAAAATTACAAACGGTCGTCTTCCAAACGGAGACATCTCGGTTCCGCTCAAATCTTTTGAGAAGGAATTAAAAGCAGTCATTACAAAGGGTACAGAAACAGGACTTACCCTTCAGGACAAGGCGAGATTCATTGCAGTAGCAAAGGAATTCACAGACGCCATCGCTTACTACACAGACGCTTGGACAGCTGAAATCAAAGGTCAGGAAAGTTTCAAAGAGGATTTTGTAGACCTCGGAAAATCGGTTTACTTGCGTGAGGGAGCAAGCATGTCTGAAATCAGCAACGACGCTATGGATGAAATGAACTTGGCTGAAATTAAAAAGGCTGCTAAGCTCACAGAAAAGGGCTTGAAAGACGCAGGAAGAGCTGACCTGATTACAAAGTACAAGTCAGTTACAGGTAAGAAAGCACCTAGCTTAATAGTAGGAGCACTCAAATAGAACAAATAGGGAAGGAAACTTCCCTTTTGCGGGAGAGGGCTTCTAGCTTTCTCCCTTATAAAAAGTTCGATGCACGGGAGAAAAGCATTATGAAAAAGACAGAATTCGAGTTAGCAGTTGGGGCAAAAGCCGGAAATCAGGATGACCTTATGACACTTTGGTCAATGTACAAGAATGTTTGCATGAGCATACTTTACAAAGTAGCTCACTTGGAAAACACGGAATTAGAAAGCGAAGCATTCATCGTTTTCCATCACAAGCTGTTCGACTTGTTCGACCCTAACAAAATCGGCTGCAAACCAGAGAGCTGGAGTTTCAGTTTTATGGTTACAGGTGGAATGAAAAACTTGCGCAGCAAACTTATTAATGAGAGTAAACGCTACAATGAAGCCGTAAAGCTCTCTTACGTAGAAAGTGATGACGAAGAAGATACGCAGTCTGTATCTCAGTCATCTCAGGACAGAATTAACTATCAGCTTTATGGAGCACATACATTTGACGTTTACAATCCCGAGAAGCTGGTTATTTCTCAGGAAGAACCCTTGGATTTAAGAGTAAAGCTGTTTTACGCTAAACTTTCAGCATTCGAAAAAGCACTTCTTGAAAAGCGTAGAGCAGGGCTTAAGCTCCAGGAAATTGCAGATGAATTCAACTGCTCTTTGAGCAAGGTAAAATCACACCTTAAGTATGCAAAGGAAGTTGCTTCACAGGTTTTCGAAGTAGCTTATGCTTAAATCAAAGTAGAGGGCTGTTTTATATAACAGCCCTCGAGGAGAATCAGATATGGTTTATACAAATAAAGAAGAACTGATTAATACTCTTAAGAGTCAGATACGAACAGACCGCTTAACAGCTTGGAGAGCCTTAAAAAGAATTTATGAAAATCAGACAGAGGATGAGCAGACTTCTGAATTTACTAAATACGATAACGGAGTAGGCTTCACAGGGTCTGATAGTGAATTCCTCACAAGCCTTGCAAAGCAGCTACTGATGTACGGAAATCTGTCAGATAATCAGACTAAGTGTCTATTCAAACTTATGCCAAAGTACGCAAGACAACTAATAGAAGGTTCAATAGCAAACGGAATGATTATTCACAAATACAACAGGTACTTTACAACACAGGATGAACTTATCTTATATGAAACTTCTTTAACGAATAAAGCGTAACTTTTATGAAAATATCAGGAATTATAATAAAGGACAGGGCACAACCACCCTGTCCTATTTTGTTTGGAGGATATAAAGTTGAGGATTTTAATTAGTCACCGTGATCTCGATGGCATCGGAGTAATTGTCCTTAGAGATTATTTTAACTTACCTTTTGATGCAGTCTACTCTTGGGATTATGGATTTATAGAAATTCCTGAATGTAAAAAGATTATTGACGCTGCCGACGAAATTATTATGGCAGACCTTTCAATCCCTGAAGAAAGCTACGATGAACTTATCAAAGCCGGAAAACACGTTGAAATTTATGACCACCATGACACAGCTAGTTGGCTGGACAAAAAGCAAGGTTCTATTCATGATGAAGAACGCTGTGGAACAAAAATCTTTTTTGAAGAATACGTTCTTCCGAGAGTAGGACGTTATAAGCCGATTGTCAAGCAGTTTGTAGATTTAGTAGACGTGTATGATCGCTGGGTACTTGAATCTCCTTTAAGAAAAGAATCTGAAAATTTACAGCGAGTTTGGACGGCTTATGCTAACTGGAATTGTCCCGATAACATTATGCAGCACGACCGCTTTATTACTCAGATGTGCAAGAAGTTTGACAGCATGCCAAACTTTGACTGGAACATAACGGAGCAGTCTTATATAGATACAGCTCTTCAGAAAGAGGAAACTTCTTATCAGCAGGCTCTTAACATAATTCAAGACAGAGTAGACAATCAAGGAAAAGCATTCGGTATCTGGAGAGCTTGGGGAAGAATCTCAATTACTGCTTCTCGTATTTTAAGAGAAACAGACAAGTATGATTATCTTATTTGTTTACAGGATTCTCCTGATAATTGGGGTAAAGTTTCTGTAAGATGTCTTGAAGAAAAGTTTGATGTAACAACTTTGGCTTCTGTAGGTGGACACAAAGCTGCTGGGGGCACAACAATTTCTGCAGAAGAAGCAAACGACTTGTGGTCTAAACCTATGTGTTTTAAGCTCGGAGAAAAATGGAAAGAGGGTGAAAGCCCTATCGAAATGTGTAATTCATTTTAAGGAGAAATAAATGACAAAAGAACAACAGCAGAAACTTGATGCAACTCTTACGAATTTGCAGAAGAAGTATGGTAAAGGCTCTATTTCTGTTTTCGGTCAGAATCAGATTAAAGTAGAGCGATTTCCCGTAAGCTCAATGAACTTGACTGAAATGATGGGAGGTGGTTTTCCTCGTGGTCGTATGATTGAAATCTACGGTCCGGAAAGCTCAGGAAAAACTACCTTGGCTGAATACTTCGGAGGACAGTGTCAGAATTACTACTATGAGGACAAACAGAGAAACGGAGTAGTAGCTTACATAGACGTAGAACACGCTCTCGACCCTGTTTACGCAGAATCTATAGGTCTTAAAATGAAAGACGTAATCTTTTCTCAACCAGATTCTGCTGAGCAGGCTCTTGACATTGTGAATGACTTACTTCTTTCTGACGTAGTAGACTTGATTGTGGTTGACTCTGTAGCAGCCTTGGTTCCACAGGCAGAAGCAGATGGAGAAATGGGAGATCAGCAGATGGGTCTTCAAGCTCGTCTTATGTCTAAGGCTTGTCGTAAACTTCAGGCAAATATGACAGAAAAGTCTGCATCTATTATATTTATCAATCAAATTAGAGAAAAAATAGGTGTAATGTTCGGAAACCCTGAAACGACTACCGGAGGAAATGCACTTAAGTTCTATGCGTCTATTCGATTCACTATTCGTCGTAAAGAGTACGTTACAGGTACGAATTCTGACGATGTAATTGGTATTGTATCCACTTTAAAGACAATTAAGAATAAAGTTGCTTCTCCATTTAAGACTTGTGAGATGAAACTTCTTTTCGGTAAAGGTTATCAAGTAGAAGAAGAATACGTAGTTGCCCTAACAAAGAGAGGACTTATTGAAAAGTCTGGTTCTTGGTATTCTTGGACTTTTAAAGACCCTTTAGGAAAGGAAGGAAGTCACAGAGAGCAGGGCTTAGACAACGTAATTACATGGTTTAAAGAAAACCCTGTAATCTTTGAACAGTTTAAGCGAAAAATCCAGGAAATGATTGCAAAGGAATCTAACGTAATTTCTGAAAAAGAAGAAAACGAAGAAGAAGTAATTAAGCAGCAGACCAAACTTGAAAAAGAAGAGTTTGCAGATTTACACACTTCTGAAACTTCCAAGCCAGAAGATCTTGCTGCTCAGGCACTTGCAGCTACGGAAACTAAATAAGAGATTTAAAATTTCTTGCAGAGCGAGCGTTAAAGCGTTCGCTCTTTTTTATTTCTCAGGAATTATAAAAAGTAGAGGATAAACTGTATGAAATTCAATTATATTAAGCTCGTAAACTTTGGAAACATTAAACACTTTGAAAAAACTTTTAACCAGCCACTTCTTATTCTTTCTGGAGATAATGGTAATGGTAAAAGTACTGTAATTAAGGCTATTCGTTTAGCTGTATTTGATTCCTATGATGGAGTACTTCAGGACTATGTTAATTGGAGCGCAAAAGAATTTTACGTAGAAGTAGGTTTTAATCATAAATCAGTAGACTATAAAACTACTGTAAGATATGATGGCTCTACTGAACGAAGTCTCGAGTTTAATTCTGAGACTTATTCAGGAGATGAAGCTAAAAGAAAACTTAAAGAGATTTTAGACCCTTCTCTTCTTAAGGCTGCCATGCTTTCACTTGAACAGGAAACAGATGTTGTAAAAGCAAAACCTGCTGAGCGTAGAGACCATCTTAAAAAGATTTACAATCTGGATTTTAAGCAGACCTTAGCGGACATCGATACAGAAATTAAAGAGCACTCTCTTGAAGTAGCTAAGTTGACTGCTTCTGTAGAAGGTCTTGAACATAAAACTTATCTTGAGCCTACCAAGCCGGAAAAGCCTTTCTCTGAAAATGAAAAAGTAGAGTATGAGACTAAGTTAAAAACTTCTCAGGAAAAACTTATAAAAACAAAGCAACTAGCAGAAGATGCTAAGGCTAATCAGGAACAATATCAGAAATTTCTTACAGAGCAGACTTCTGCTCTTTCTAAGAAAACTTCTGAGCAGCAGGCTCTTGAACAGCAGAAGATGAAATTAAATTCTCTTCCTGATGAAGAACAGAAAGAAAAGTCTGCTCTTGAGCTTCAATTAAAAGACTGCATCCAGGATAAAGAACGGATCGAAGGGGAGCTGTCTACTAAGATTAAAGAACTTGAATCAGAACTTTCTACAAAGAAGTCCTCTTTAAAGAGAATAGGAATTTTCGACCAAGAGTCTTATACTAATCTCAAAGCAGAAATTACTTCTCTTGAAAATAAACTGTCAGATTTAAGAAATGCGACAGATATCTGTCCTACTTGTGGGCAGCCTATAAATTCTCCTGAGCATATTGCTAAAAGAGATGAAGAAATTAAAACTTTATCTTCTACCCTTGAAACTAAAAGAGCAGAATTTGAACAGAAGTCTGCTCTTAAAAAAGTTTACGATGATGCCCTTGCCTTTAATCAGAAAACAAAGGACGAATGCACAAATTTGGAAAAGCAGATAGCTTCATTAACTTCTGAAAAAGAAAAGGCTCTTTTAGAGAACTCCGCTAATCAGAAGTCAACAGAAAGTGCAATCAGCGTTCTTTCTGAAAAATATGCAACTCAGAGAATTCATGTACAAGAAATGATTTCTTCTATCGAGAAGAATATTTCTCAGCTGGAAGAAAGTGAAGTGAAATTAAACGCTTCTATAGAAGAACTCAAGTCTAAGGTTGTAAATGTAGATTACTCGAGTGAGATAACAAATCTTGAAAATGAGGTTCGATCTTACGAAGAAAAACTCCAGCTTTATGCAGACTATGAAAGTCAGATAACTTTTTACAAGGACACTTTGGCAAAAGTTGAAGAGCAGAAAAAGGAAGACGCTAAGCTTCTGGATAAAACTAAACTCTCTTTGCAGGAAGAAGCAGCTGCTGTAAAAGATAGAGAAGTTGAAGCAAAACTTCTTAAAACAGACTTCCCTGTTTATGTAATCTCAAGAGTAGTAAAAGACCTTGAACATCGTATGAATGAATTCCTTAAAAAGACTTACGGAGGTCGTTACACAATCAAGATGAAAGATAAGGGAAATGCACTTCACATAGTTTATGGTCCAAAAGATCAAGACGTAGCTCTTTCTTCTGGCTATGAAAGAAGTTTGTTTAACCTTGCTTTTAAGATTTCTATTTCAAAGGCTATAGGAAATAAATGTCTTGTACTTGATGAAGCAGATTCTGCTGCAAGTCCAAGAAATGCTAAACTCTTTTATCAGGTTCTGGCTCAGACAGTGGGGCAGTACTTTGATCAGATTATTCTTGTTTCTCATAAAGATGAAGTAAAAGAGATGCTTGAAAACGAGTACAAGGCAGAAGTACTTACCTTTGTATCAGGAGTAGCTCAGTGAAGAAATATTTAGGCTTTACAGATGGTTCTGCAGACAATACAGGGAGTAGGTCTGGAGGTTGGGCTTTTGTGTTAGACTTTTTAGGATTCAGAATAATTTCTTCTGGATTCGAAAAAGACACAACAAATAATCGTATGGAAATATTGGCTGTACTCAAGCTGCTTGAGTACTGTGATCAGTACTTTCAAGACTCTGTAAACAACATCCTTATAACCTCAGATTCTAAATACGTGATTAACTCTATTACTCAGTGGCGATTTAAATGGGAGAGTAACGGATGGCAAACAAACTCCGGACCTGTAGCCAATGTAGATCTTTGGCAAGCCATAACTCCTTTGGCTGATAAACTTAAGCCGGAATTTGAATGGGTAAAGGGACACGCAGGACATGAACAGAATGAACTGTGCGATACTTTTGCAGGTACGTCACGAATACAAGAAATTGAAGTTTTAAGAAGAATACGAAGATGATTAGAGAACCAACAGAGTATGAAGCTCGAAATCTATTATTAAGTTCTGGAATCCGATTTGAGGACAAGGGGCATTATTATTCTATCCGATGCCCTTTCCATAAAAACGGTATGGAAAAGCAGGCTTCTGCAGCTCTTTATAAGGCTAACTGGTTTTTTAAGTGCTTTACCTGTGGAGAGTCTATGCCTTTTCATAGACTTTACCAAGAGCTTAAACACGAGCCTTGGAATGAACACGGAACTATCAAGTTAGTAGAAAAAGACTTATATGAACGACGAGTACAGCAACTTGAAAAAGAGAGAAGCTCTTTTGAAATCATAGCTGGTAAAATCACAGAAGTTTATGACAATGCTAAGGCTCTGGCTTACTGCCGTAGTAGAAGTTTATCAGATGCCTTTATAAAAGAGTTTAAAATTAGAGCGACAGATTTGTGCCAGTTTAAAAATAAAAAACTTTGGCATGATAGACTTCTTATTCCGATTTATTATCAGGGAAAACTTTATTCTCTTGAAGGAAGAGATTACTTAAGAACACAGACTCCTAAGTGTCTTTACCCAAAAGATGCTCAAGTAAGTATCTGCTTTAATCAAGACAACCTTAGAAAAGATCAGCCCTTAGTTGTTTGTGAAGGTCTTATGGATATTCCTAAAGTATGGGATTATGTGACTAAGAATACTACAGTAACATTCGGTGTAAGTCTTGCTCAAGAGCAGAAAGATTTTTTGAAGGATTGTAAAAACCTTATTTTATTTATTGATGACGATAAAGCAGGACACAGTTCAATTGACTTCTTTGAAGATTTTATGGAGTACGACTTTAAGGTTGCAAGAGTTCATGGAAAAGACCCAGGAGATTCTACTCCAGAAGAAATTGACTACGCTATATCCCATGCCAAGCCTTTCGGGGAATTTGTGATTGAAGAATCTGGACTTTTTAATAAAGAAAAGTTCTCGCTTTATTAAGTATTTGCGGAATTATAATTTTTGGAGGATATAAAATTGACAACAGACTATGCATTAAGTTTGCGTCCCAAATCCTTAGATGAAATGTGCGGACAGAAAACTATCGTAGCCGAGATGAAGAAACGCTCTCTTACGATGGAATTTCCTTCTGTAATGATCTTTGGAGGGGATTCAGGAACAGGTAAAACTACTATGGCTCTCATCTTAGGAGCCTTGATGAATGACCCTGCTCCGATTAAGAAAGATGGCTACTGTGACCCTAATCCAGATAGTCCAGAATTTAAAGCGGTTTACTCTGAAGCCTATAACAGAAATGTCTGCTTTTATGATGCTTCTAAAATGGGCAAGGAAGATGTAGTTGCTCTTGAAGATGTGGTAGGAACCAAGTCTCTGTTTGGAGGCAAAAAGGTAATTATCATCGATGAAGCTCAGGAACTTTCTCGACATTCTAAGGGAGCTACTCTTAAGTTGCTCGAAAAGAAGAGGGATGACGTTTGTATAATTCTTTGTACAATGAATCCTGAAGCATTTGATAAGTCTATCCGCAGTAGGGGACAGTACTATCAGTTTAAGTCTCCAACTTCATCAGATATCGCTGCATACCTTTTTTCTTTAACAGAAAAGGTTGGTGCTGAACTTCCAGATGAATTTATTGAGCAGGGAATCTTTACGATTGCAGAAAACTGTGAAGGCTCTGTTCGTATGGCTGTTCAAACTCTTGAACGCTGCTTAACTGCAGAGCTTTGGACTTCAGAACAGATTCAGCAGGAATTTGGCTACATTAATTCTGAAAATCTTTTAAACATTGTAAAGACTTTGCTCAACAGAAATGCAGAAGCCTTTAAGATGATGCAGTCTTTTGACTTAAAAGATTTCTTCTACCAATCAAGTAAGTTGCTCGCAGATTGTCTTATTTATCTTAGGACAGGTTTGTACGACGCTGACTGGAAAAAAGCTCAGTATGAAAGTTTACGCAGCCTTACTAAGGAAGTAACGGAATTATATAATCTGTACACAGAAATTGATTTCAAGATGGCTGGGTACTTCAGGGAATCATACTGTAAAGTAAAACTGACAGATTTCTTAACAAAAGCAGCTCCCGCAACTACACCACCTGTGAGAACAGCTTTTACACCAAATCCAGGAATTAAAACCAGATAGGAGATAACAACTATGATGACAGTTGACTGTACTTACATTAGAAAGTACGCTAAGATTTGTGACAGACTGAAGGATACTAATCAGCCTGTATTTGACTCAATCAAGCTGGACTTTGCAAACCAGAAAGCAATCTTTGGTTCGCAGAAAGGCTTCGGAACAATTAAGATGCCTGTAGAAGGATACGATGGAACACAGAAACCTTTCCTCGTAAATCTGACATCTCTGCTTGCTATTGTAAGCGAATTCCCTGTACTTGAATTGGACGGTTACACATTCAAGAGCGGTTCAAACAACGAATTTGAAATTGCTCATCTGGATGATGATTTCGACTATCCTTCTTTCAACACAGTTTCTTCTAAGCCGTTCAGCTGCTCAAAAGAAATTATTGCAGCTATCAAGCGTGCAGGTCTTTATACAGATCCTGATGGAAATGCTTCTCTTAATGGAGTATTTATCCTTAATGGCTCAGTAGCTGGAACAAATAAGTCTCGTCTCTGTGAAGAAAAAATTCCAGAACTTGTAGGAGTTGACCTTAATTTGCCTCGTCCTGTTTGGGAAACAATGGCTCTTGAAGTACTTGGAGACAATCTTACAATCGATAATACTTCAGCAGACAAGTTCTTTATTTCAAACGGAGATGAAATCATTATCCAGTTCGCTACTTCTTCTGTGCTCAAGAATCCTCCGATTTCAGACCCTCGCTTTATCGAAAAATACAATCATCCAAGCTGCATCAAAGTAAACAAGAATGCTTTTGCACAAATTGTTTCCTTTATGTCACCTTTTGTTTCTTCAGCGACTGCAACTCGTATGCAGATGATTATTACTGAAGATGAGCTGGAACTTAAAACAGAAGACGGAAATCAGCGTATTTCCCGCAAAATTGCTTTGAACGAAGCAACTCCAGGAGTTTATAACGGAGAAAAGATTTGGGTAAGTAACGAATGGATTAAGACTATTCTTTCTTCTCTTGAAGGGGAAACAGTTGTAATTCAGGTAGACCCTGCTTCCGCTGCTTTAAACTTCTATACAGAAGAAAAGCCAAATATGCATATTGTTTATTCTAAACTGGCTGAGGTGGTTTAATGACTGAAAACAAAGAAAACAAGTCTGCTGAAGAGCAGAAGGAAAAGTCAGTAGCTTACGGACCAAGACGTCTGGGAAATTATTCTCAGGATGGAAGATGCTACGGAAGAACTCCTAAGGGAACTTATCTCCGTATAAATCCTGCTACTGGAAAAGTAGTACCTCGTGTACGTCTTTCTAAAAAGGAAAGACTTAAAATGCGGGCAGAAATAAAAAAGATGGCACAAGCCAAAGAAGGAAATTAAGATGCTGGGAACCCTTGATATAGAATTTGATCATGCTGATTTTCTAAGGAAGTTGAGACACTATTTTATGGACTCAGCTCCCGTAGATGTAGACCTTGTAATTAAAGCTAACTCAGTTCTTATCAAGGGTCTTAACTCTGGTAAGGAAGTGGAATACTGTCTTAATCCAGAACGCTCTGTAAAAGACAATATCCACGACCTTGCAGTTTTGTGTGAAAAATCTATTTATCCAGTTCTTGAAAAAGAAATTACTATAAAGAAAAATCTTTCTTTAGAAGAAAGAAAACAGTATTTAATTCAAGGACTTACTTTAGAAGACATTGAACAGAAGTCTTATATGAAAGATTTTAAGACTTATTACTTGGCTCGAGTTTCTATGCCTTCCATGACTATGATAATTAAAAGTTCAGAGGGAGAAGTTTACTTGGCTCGTTTTAGGCAGCCTTTGGTTAGACTTCTAAAAGACTTAGAAAAACTTTCTCCAGTAGAACGATTTACATACATTCAATCTCACAGTGACATAAAGGACATTACCAATGAAGTACGATAGAATTCTAATTGACGTATCAAACATGTACTACAGAGCTTTTTCTGTTTCTCAGAATCTTACAGCCGAAGTAGACGGAGAAATGATGTCTACAGGTGGTATTTACACAGTGCTTAAAATGTTTAAGCGTATCAGGGACACTTATCTTGCAGAAGGAGGAAGAATTTTTTATCTTTTTGATAATGCTACTTCAAGTGATCAAAGACGTAAAGAAATTGACCCAGATTATAAAGCAAATAGAGCTAAGCAAGATCCAGTTTTTTACAGAGGACTTGATTATCTCTACCTTGTACTCCAAGTTTTAAACGATGGAGATAGGCTTATTCGTCGTCCAGGTTCTGAAGCAGATGACCTTGTTTTTCCTGTGCTTAAGTCTTTTGGAGACAAGGGGTATAACATCCTTCTTATAAGTAATGATCTTGATTGGAGTCGTTCTATGTCTCCTACAGTACACTGGATGATAAGAGACTATGCTACTAAAAAAGATGTCATTTATACTCAGGAAACTTACAAAGAAAAATACGGATTTATTCCAAACAATGAAACAGTCTGCCTTTACAAAGCAATTAAAGGTGATGACTCAGACAATATTCCTGTAGGGGTTAAAAATCTTAAAGCAGAAACTGTACTTGACATAATTCGTCAAGCAGGTTCTGTAGAAGGGCTTTACATACATCTTAAGGAATTAGAATTGTCAGACAAATGGAAACAGGCTTTTGAAGAAAACAAAGGAAGAGTTTTACTTAACTATCAGCTTGTTTCTTTTCAGCAGCTTACTGTTTCTGAAACTCGTGACTTTACAGAAGTAACGACTTTCAATAAGAAAGTTTTAGGCATGCTTTACAGAAGTCTGAAATTTAATGCAGAAAAACTTGATCCACGTTTTATTAAAACTCCAGAAGAAG